TGAGGGCGAACGACTACAAGGTCATCAAGTGCTTTGAGGCGCAGGCCACGGGCGGCACAATGCCATACGACATTGCCGCACTGCACGCTGAGAGAGAGGCGGCACGCAGCGAGATTAACGAGCTGCAACAGAAGTTTAACGTTTAACGAGAGGAGGATTGATTATGGAGTGGTTGATTAAGTGGTTTGGAGTTGACAAGCTGAAGCACGTGGCCGTGTGCCTGCTGATTGGCGGCTGCATCGGCACGTTCTTGTCGCTGCTTGGCGCTGACTTCGCAACGGCTGCCGTGGCTGCGGTTTTCTGCGCAGAGGTGGCCGCTGTGACAAAGGAGTGGTGCGACAAGGTGTACGTGAACAACTGGAGCTGGGGCGACTTCGCAGCCGACCAAGTGGGCATCGTGCTGGCGGTGGCGTGGCTGGTGATGTGGCACTTTAGCAAGGGATAGGCGGATGATAACGAAGACAACAGCGGTGAGCAGCGGAAAGCTGCTTGTGGTGAGCGCAATGGGCACGGAGGCGCTTAGCGCACTCTTCGATTTGCGCTGGATGCTGGTGGCCGTGGTGGTGCTCATCGTTGCGGACTTTTGGTTCGGGCTGAGCGAGAGCCTTCAGAAGCACGAGGACTTCCGCTTCAGCCGTGCTGGGCGGAGGACTTGCAACAAGGCCGTGGACTATCTCACCTACCTCATCGTAGGGGCGGTGGTTGGGTTGGCCATCTTCGAGCCGCTCGGCTGGGCCACGCACACTACCACTGCGGCTATCGGCCTCGGCTTCGGCTGCGTGTGGGAGATAGACAGCATAATGGGCCACGTGTGCGCCCTGCACGGGGTGCAGTGGAAATTCAGCATAAAAAAAATGATTATCGCTTTGCTCAAGCGGAAGTCGCCCGACCTTGGCGATGCCGTGGAGGAGGCGATGGAAACAGACGAGAGCAATGGAAAATAGCGTAATGGTATTGTTTGCGATGGTGATGCTGCTGCTTGCGGCACTCGCCATCACCGGCAAGCGGCTGGACAAAGTGACGCACGAGCGCAACACCTACAAGGCGCAGCTTGACGAATTGAAAAAACATTTTGCAAATGGAGATTAAGATTAAGCGAGTGGCGAAGAAGCCGCTCTACACGATAGGGCATCTGTACGTTAACGGCAAGTACTTCTGCGACACGCTGGAGGACACCGACAGAGGACTGACGCAGCAGATGTCGCTTGAGCAGATTAAGCGCATAAAGGTGCAGAACAAGACCGCCATACCGAGCGGCCAGTATCGGGTGACGCTGGATGTGAAGTCGCCTAAGTACTCGAACTATGGCCGCTACCCGTGGGCCAAGCCAATCAACGGCTGCGTGCCACGGCTGCTGAACACGATAGGCTTCGACGGGGTGTTGATACACGTGGGCAACACGGCAGAGGACACCAGCGGCTGCATACTTGTCGGACAGAACAAGGTGGTGGGGCGACTCATCAACTCCACCGCCACATTCGGCAAGCTCTACGCTGCGATGAAGGAGGCCAAGGGCGGCATATTCCTCACGATTGAGTGACGAAAACGCCCTCCGAAGAGGGCGCAAAAATATTATGATGCCGCCATTCACTTCGCAGCGTTCTGCGGCTTAACACACATGGCTGGGCGGCATTTTAACACAACAAAAAAAGCCGCCCCGAGAGGCGACCTACGTTTATTGATTTATTTGATGTGCAGCAAAGTTAGCGCATTTCTGCGTGACAGCAAAAAATGAGCGAAAAAAAGCCGCTCTTCACAGAGCAGCTCCTTAACTAATTTTACTTTTGTTCATTTAAAATCCGCTGCTAAGTTACTAATTTTAATGACAATGACAAAAAGAATAACGGCAATAGTTCTGCTTGTGCTTGCGCTCGTCGGGTGCAGGGCGCAGCGTGTGGAGTACCGCACGGAGTACAGGACCGACACCATCAACGTGAGCCGCACCGACACGCTGAGGCTCACGGAGTGGCGGCTGCGCATCGACAGCGTGGCCGTGAGGGACACCACCAAGGTGTACCTTGAGGGCGGGACCAAGGTGGTGGAGCGCACGAAGTTCGTTGACCGCTGGCGCATCGACTCAACGGGCGTGAGCGAGCTGAGGGCACGATGCGACAGCCTCGCCCGTGTTAAGTCGTCTGTGGTTGTGAAGCGGCAGGAGGTGAACGTGCTGCGCTGGTGGCAGAAGTGGCTGATGTGGATAGGCGGCATAGCACTTGCTGCTGAAGCGGTTTTTGCCGCCGCAAAAAAAATACGGCGATGATCAAAGTGCTGCTGCAACTCGTGCGATGGGCACCCGTGGTGGTGTGCATGCTGATGACGCTGCACTGCCTCCTATTGCTTTGCGGCATCGACCTGCCACTGCTGCGTTATGCCTCAACACCTCTGCTCTCCGCCGTGGTGCTGTGGGTGCTTTCACAGGTGTTCAGATTTTGTCTTTTCCATCAAATCTGCATCAACTACTGCTTTGCAGCGCATTGCTGCATCATCGCCAAGCGCCTCGGATTTTTTGCCGCTTGGGGCGTGGATATTGATTTTATTAGGTTCATCATGCTGTTGTCAGGCATCAGCATTTTAATTATCTTAGCATATGCAAAAAGGCATAGAGGATTTACGCTCAGTGCTTGCCGAGATTTCGGCTGCCGCTGAAGAGAACAAATGCGGCATGAGCAGCGAGGCGTTCAGCGCACTCGCCACGGCGCTGCGTGCGCTCTACCGCTCGAAAGTGCCTAAGACTTTCAGCCGTGAGGAGGCCGCACGCCAACTTGGCATCAGTGTGCGTCAGCTTCAGCGTGACGCACAGGCCGCCGGCATTGAATTCAGCCGCAACGGGCATCGTGAGGTGTGGCTCACCGAGGCCGACGTTGAAAAGATACAACGATATAGAGTTAATTAATTGTTTTCATCTTTTTTCTGATTTTTTCTGACATTAATCTTTTTGGATTTTTCGTTTGCCAGCCGCAGCCCGTGACGGGTAGCGGCTTTCTTGTGTCCCGATTTCGGGACATTCCGAAACCGCAACCGCCTGATTTTCAGCGGGCGGTTTTTTCTTGTGTCCTTTATTAGGGCGTGCCGCCGCCCTACCCTATTTTCGCATCGTAAACCTATTGTTTAACGCTTTAATTTTTATCATTATGCTATCACAAGAGGACATGGCAATGGTGCAGGGTATCGCCTACGGAGGCGGCAGAGGCACCGATTTAAGCAGCTACGAGCATTTTAAGGTGGCCGACCGGGCCGCCCGACGCCCCAACGGCGCAACCGTGGCCGCCGTCACGCTGGGAGCAGTAGGCACGGCACTTGCGGTCGGCGCCTGGATTTTCGGCCCGATATACGCCGCTGGACGTGCGAAGGGCAATCAGAGCCTCATAGAGGCCAACGCTGCGCATTCTCGCCAGATGCAGGACTTGCTTGCCAACAACATCTTGAACGAGCGCAGCGAGCGTGTGAACTACATTCAGCAGCAAAACCCGACGCTGCGTGACTACATCAACGTGCAGCAGAGCGGCTCGCAGAGCACCTCAGCGACTTCGAGCGCCCTCGCACAGGCCGAGGCCACGCTGCTCACCGGAGCGCTGACCGGCCAGGTTCAGAGCTGCCCGCAGAAGGTGTCGATTTATTCAGCACCTCAGCCGTGCGCTTGCCCTGGCACTTGCGGCTAACGGCTTGACGCTTTTTCAGTCGTCGGGGGGACGCCCCCGACTTTTTAATTAATGAAATGATTTGGAAACGAAAAAGCAGGCGAGTCATGGAAATGATAGGAGCGTTGAGACCGACAAGCAAGATGGCGCTGAAACAGCAGTGTATCTTGATTGCGAGAGGCGACATAAAGGAGGCGATGGAGCTGTATCACTTTTTGATTGACGACATGGGCGAGCTGCCCGACATCGACCCAGTGCCGCCGTCGTGGTTTGACAACCTTGAAGGAACGCTCGACCGGATTTTCGGCTGGGTGGACAAAAACAAGGACACGCTCTCGCAAGGAGCGGAAATCGTGAGGGGCATAGCTGCGAAACGAAGGGGCGAAATTCCGCCGTCGCCCGTTGAGTCGCTGCCTGACATCAACTGATGGGCGGCTACGAAGTGAGGTTTAACGTGTACGCAGCCAGCCAGGCGGAAGCTGACGAGGCGGCACAAGCAATCAAGGAATTCATCGCAGCACACGCCCACGCTGGGCGTGCAGTCACGGCAAAGAAGGTGGCTGCTGCCGTGCGCAATTGGGAGGGAAACCCTCTCGTACGTGCGAGGATTATAAGTTATTTTAAGAGTTGACAAAAATGGAAGAGACAAAGAAATTCAGCTGCTCGGGCGACTGCATGAAGTGTCAGCCAGTGCAGTGGCAGTATTGCGCCGCCCAGCACGCCCACAACGTGTTGAAAAATCAGCAGAGCATAGTCGAGCGCCTCGAGCTGCTCGAGGCCGCAATGCTGGAAATGAGCAGCAGCGGAGGTGTCATCAACCCCTTTGAGGCGGCAGACGACGAGGAAATAGCGCAGAGTGGTGCCGGCGCAGATGAATAGGGCATCGTTTAACAATCTAAATTAACAAAGTTATGAGTTGCAGATGTAAGAGCAACGGGGCGACCTACCTCAACGAGATTATGCCCCTCCCGGCGGCGGCAGCGAGCACCACCGCCACCTACGTAATTGACTTGACGCATTATTTGTGCGGCAACAGAAAGATTTGTATCAACAGCGCCTATCCCCCAGCCGCAGACCTCAAGTATCAGGTACAGGAGGTGGTTGGCGTGGGCAACGGCGCATATAACGCCACAATCCTGTGTACGGGCACGCTGACCTATCAGCCCTATTACCACAATTGCGCCAACGGCTGCACCCCGTGCCCTGTCAGCGAGGGCATCGTGTGCCAGTTTACCGTACCCGTGACGAGCGCCACTGCGCCCACCTTGACGGCTGGCAGCTGCGTTGTCAGCCCGGCCAACGTGCAAGAGTGCTGCACGCTGTGCAATGCCGTGCAGATGGAGGCCAGCCTAATTGTAGCGCCCGCATGATTTCCGTTGTCCTCATAGCAGTTTCGGCCGTGCTGTTTCGGCACCTTGGCCTCGTCGAAGCCATCGAGGGCGTGCTGAGACGGGAATTCGTGCTCATCGGATGTCCGAAGTGCCTAACGTTTTGGGCGAGTTTGGCGCATCTGCTGTGCGTCGAGCATGCCGTGCCCATCATGGCCGTGTTCACGGCATTCACGGCAGCCTATGCCGCCGTGTGGCTGGAACTGCTGTTTGGTTTTATGAGTAAAGTCTATAACAAGTTGTGCGATGAAGTATATAGCGATGAAGAAGATGAGGGCTACACAGATGAAGATCGTGCCGAAGATGGTGTGCCCAGGCTGCGGCAAGGGAGCCAAAAAGCCTCCTAAGAAGATTTGAACTGTCCCGAAATTAATCCGAAGTGGCTGCGTGATAATTTACCCACGCAGCCATATTTTTTTTGAAAAAAAATTCTCAAAATTTTGAGAATTCAAATAATTTTATTATTTTTGTATACGGAAATAAACAAGTTAACTCTATTAGATATGGACTCAAGAATATACAATCTCCTCGTTAAGTATCGCCAAGTGGCAGAAGACTCTTATGCAAATGATATGCTCACCTGCTTTGCTCCTGCAATCACGAAGAAGCAGTATTTCCAAATCGTTTTTGACGTGCTGAACGACCTCTCGGCACGTGAAATCACAATGATACTCAACAAGCCCGAGCGCATTGCTCAAAAAATTCGTAAAGGCTGCAAGATGGCCAATGAGAAGATGTGCCGCAACGACCGCCGAGAGTTTATCAAGCTCTGCTACCAGGAGCAAAACGCAATGGGTTTATATCAAAAAAAATACTGCTGATTTCTTAAAAAAAACACTCTCAAAATTTTGAGAGTTCACAAAAAAGTCGTATCTTTGTATTGTAAGAAAGAAACAGAATAATAAACAAAAACAAAAAAGTTATGAAAGCATTTATCGAACTTCAAGTTATCAAGAATTTCCTCGACCGCATCGAGGGCGAGTATATCATCGAGGCGCACATCACGCTGGAGGACGCCTCTCTCTGCAACCTTCAGAACTTCCCCGAGCTGCCCAGCTGGTACAGCATCGACGAGCTGAAGAAGCAGCCGTGGCTCAAGGAGGCCAAGGAGTTTGCAGCGAAATACGGCTGCAAGCACCTCTACGAGGTGAGCGTTAAGGCCAGCGACTACATCAAAGAGCAGCTGGGCATCGGCCCGATGAAGCAGTACATGGCCGTCTACGGCCCGACGAGCTGCAAATACGGCTTCAAGGCTCGCAACACTCGCTGGGCGAAGGCGTTCAGCTATCGCAATTTCCGCTGCGAGGACGTGAAAATTTACGAGAAGCAGGGCAATGACTGGGAGCTCGTGGCCACACTCGACTGCCCTGGCAAGACCATCAACACACAGGCCGACCTCGACGCCATCGGCGAGGAGTGGAGCTATGAAGATTACAGCAACGAACTCTTAACGCTCTAAGCAATGAAGGCAAAGTGCTACAAGGTGAGGCTTAAGCGCCTCACCTCGATTTCCGACAAGGCCTATGTGGCCGAGGACTACAACGGAAACAAGGACGTGCTGCCGAAGAGCCAGGTCTATTGCCCCGACCTCACAGCCGCCGATGACGAGGAAGTGTGGTGGATTTCGGCCTGGATTTTGGAAAAGAAGTCGCTGAACTACTCTGCAAAGGGGGCGAAGTTCTACGACACCAAGACCCACCGCCTGACATCCACGGGCAGCGTGCACATAGCAAAGCACATAGACCCCGTGGCCGACAACTCAATTGATGAATTGAAGCGATGATTTTCTGAAAAAAGTTCATTTTTTATTCTCAAAATTTTGAGAATTAAGAAAAAAGCCGTATCTTTGTATTGTAAGAAATAAACAATTAAACACTATCAGTTATGAAGCTCAATCGCAACAACATCTACCCCATCATCAAGAAAGTCATCAACACCGCAGCCGTTAATGAGTGGCTGCGCAGCAACCCCGACAGCGTTGACTACAACGAGCTGCACTCCGAGGTAACGCTCGAGGACTACTATATCGGCACCGAGACCACCTTCGTGGGCTCACTTAGAAAGGAGGCCGATGAGAGGAACACCTGGGAAGAGATGAAGGCCAGTGGCAAATACAGCTGGCATCAGTCTCCGCTCTCGTCGAGCGAGTATCTCATCGATGAGACGACTGGCGACATCTTCCGTTTTTCAAATCACTGGGGCCGTGTGGCTTCCTGTACATGGGGCCTTCTTCTTGACGGGCATGACATCATCGGCGGCTCGTTCGCTATCGGCAAGAGCAACCTCAAAAATTTTAAGCGCCGCACAGATGCCCGCTATTTCGTGGAGAATGAAAATCGTGACTGGAAGGCATTCGAGGCTATCCTCCGCAAGGTTGTGCGTGACCTGCGCAAGCTGATGCGTGATAATGAGGTGAGCGAGGCAATGCTGAAGAAGGTAGAGATGGCCATTGACATCACAAAGAGCGCAGCCAAGGAGCACACTCTCCCCCATTACTGGGCAGTTTACAATGGCATGAGATATTAATTTTCCATATCTTATGAACAAACTTAAAGACTACCAAAAAGAGGCTATCGGCCACCTCGCCAAGTGGAAGGTGGGGGCGCTGTTCATGGAGGCCGGCACGGGCAAGACCCGTGTCGCCTGCGAGCTGATTAACTCAGTGCCCGACCTCGACATGGTGCTGTGGGTCGGCCCGCTGCGTACCATCAAGGGTGATATGGGCACCGTGCCGATGGAGGTTGACAAATGGGGCCTCAACTGCAAGAACGTGCGCTACGTGGGCATCGAGAGTATCGGCGGCAGCGACCGCATCTTCTCCGAGGTGCTGGAGGAGGTGGAGGCCCACAGCAACGTGTTCTGCGTCGTCGACGAGTCTTTGAAAATCAAAAACATCAAGGCCAAGCGCACAGCCAGGATGCAGGTCATCGGCAATAAGTGTGCCTACCGCCTCATCCTCAACGGCACGCCGTTGAGTCGCAATGTGATGGACATTTGGGCGCAGATGAATTTTCTGTCGCCAAAAATCCTCAACATGAGCGAGCGGCGCTTTATGAATACTTTTTGCAATTATATACGCTACGACAAGCGCACATACTCTGTTGACGTCATAACGAGCTATGAAAATATTGAATATTTATACTCGTTGATAAGAAACTACATATACGAGTGTGACTTGCAACTGCAAGTCAAGCAGCGCTTCCACGAAATAAAATATGAGCTTGAAGATGCGGCGCATGCGGAATATGGCGCAATCAAGCAAAAGTGGATAGACTTGATTAATGACGACGAGAACAACGGTATTAACGAGCAGAATTATTTTCTCGGCATGACCTCCGAGTTGCAGATGAGCTACTGCTGCTGCGACGCCAAAGTGGCTGCGTGCGATGAGGTCGTGAAAAAATGCGACCCCGACAAGGTTATTATATTCACACGCTTCATCAAGAGCGCCGAAATTTGCCGCAAAAAATGGCCGAAGTGCAAGGTGCTGAGCTACCAGAAGGAGAGCTACGGCCTCAACTTGCAGCAGTACAACGTGACCATTTACTTTGACAAGATTTGGGACTACGCCCTGCGTGTACAGAGCACGCACAGAACTTACCGCACTGGCCAGGATTTCGACTGCGAATTTTACGACCTGACGGGCAACGTGGGGCTTGAGGGCATGATAGAGGAGAACATTCGCAACAAGGTGTCGATGAGTGAATATTTCAAGAAGACGTCAAAAAAGCAACTGGAGGCGGAGCTATGAAGTGTTACCTCGACATCAACGTGTATGAGGCCGCCACCGGGCGGTTCGACTATATCTACACTCATTTCGACAAGGTGTATGTGTCTTTCAGCAATGGCAAGGACAGCGGCGTGCTCCTCAACCTCGCCATAGAGGCGGCACGGCGGCACGGGCGGTTACCGGTCAACGCCCTGTACATCGATTTCGAGGCGCAATATGCGCACGCCATAGAGTTTACGCACCGGATGTTCAGCCGTCCAGAGGTGCAGGGCTGGTGGGTGTGCCTCCCTATACACCTCCGCAATGCCGTGTCGCAGATTTCGCCATACTGGCTGTGCTGGGACAAGAGCAAGAGAGACGCATGGGTGAGAGATTACCCAGCCAACAAGTGGGCGATCACCGATGAGGACTATTTCCCATTTTTCCGCCACGGCATGGAGTTCGAGGAGTTTGTGCCGGCATTCGCCGAATGGTTCTCGGGCGGTAGGAGCACAGCTTGCTGCGTTGGCATTCGCAGCGACGAGAGCCTCAACCGATTTCGCACCATTGCGTGCGACACCAAGGTGCGCCTTGATGGGCTGCAATGGACGACCAAGCTGCGGCCGCACGACACGGCCAGCAAGGTGTATAACTGCTACCCCATCTACGACTGGCGCTGCGAGGATATTTGGCGGGCAAATGGAAAATTCGGCTGGGACTACAACCGAATTTACGACATTATGTATCTGGCCGGGGTAAGCATATACAAGCAGCGCCTGTGCCAGCCCTACGGCGACGACCAGCGCCAGGGGCTGTATCTCTTTAAGTTGCTGGAGCCGGAGACGTGGGCCAAGGTTGTTAACAGAGTTGAGGGAGCCAATTACGGCAACCATTACACCGAGCGGGACAAAACAGCGCTCGGCAACAAGCGTGTGGTGCTGCCTCCAGGCTACACTTACAAGAGCTATGCCTATTTTTTGCTTGACACGATGCCGCCGAGCGTGGCGGCGAATTTCAACGAGAAAATAGTCCGGTACTTCGAGGCGTTTGCGGAGCATGGCTCCGAGATTGCCGGGGCGGTTGAAAAGGCTGTGTGGCGCAGAATTTGCAAGGCGCTACTGAAAAACGAATACAGCTGCCGAAACCTCACCTACGGGGCTACTATCAAGGAAGTAGAACGAAAACGAAGCGTGGCAGCACGTCTAATGAGAGAGCTATGATTGAGAAGATACTAACAGATATGCCATTTCCTGACAAAGTGAAATTGTTTAATTCGCTGACGGCAGAGCTATATGACTGGCTGGGCATCAACTGCCCCACCCTCAACGTGCAGCTCGTGCCGGCTGACGAGGTGGCCGGCAACGACTACAACCCCAACCACGTTGCGCCGCCCGAGATGAAGTTGCTGAAGTTGAGTATGAAGAAGGACGGCGTGACTATGCCCGTGGTTGTGTGCGGCACGCCACACGATGCCAAGCACCCCTACACCATCGTTGACGGCTTCCACCGCACGAAAGTCATTCAGCAAGACAAAGAGATAAGAGCGATGCTGCATGGCTATGTGCCCGTGAGCCGCCTTGACAAGGACATAGACGACCGCATCACCGCCACCGTGCGGCACAACATGGCACGTGGCACTCATCAGGTCGGCTTGTCAGCTAAACTGGTGGTGCTGCTGCGTGAGCACGACTGGAGCAACGCACGCATCGGCAAGGAGCTGGGCATGGACGCAGACGAGGTGCTGCGCCTGAAGCAAATCACCGGCATTGCCGAAGCATTTAAGGATGAAGAATTTTCAAAAAGTTGGATAAGCGAAAAATCAGATGAAGAGATTTAACATTGTAATCAAAATTGCGGGCGGCGATGAGGTACAGGCCAACTCGACCGCCCTCAACCAGGCCGAGGCCGTGGAAAAGGTGATGGCCACCGAGCAGTTCATCAAGTTTGTTGGCGACCGGGAGATTTTGAGCGTCGACATCAAGCCGGCAGTGCCCGATCCGAAGGTCAACGAAGGCCGTTTTATCGTGCAGCCGAGCGTTCAGGAAGGGCTCGCAGTGCTGGCCGACACCGCCTATAACGTCGTCATCAAATTCAAGATTGGCGACTTCAACGGCTCGGCACGTGTCACCTCGCTTGACGGGGCAAAGGTAGGGCCGCAGCGGCTGTCCACCGTCTTGCGCCAGGCTGGCGAGTGGCTCAAGGTCAACCGTCTTGACCTGCTGACTGAGGATGCCGACGCAGTGAAGCAGTGGAGACTGTTGCGCATCGGCAAGCAGATAAGGGATGCCAGGCTCGAGCAGGGCTTGACGCAGAAGCAGTTGGGAGAGATGAGCGGCGTGGGCCCCAACCACATCTCGCAGATAGAGATGGGCTGTTATTCAGCGACTATCGACACGCTCGGCAAGTTGTGCGCAGCGCTGAATATCTCGTTGGATGTCAGATAATTTTTTTCAAAAAAAGTTCATTTTTTACTCTCAAAATTTTGAGAATTAAGAAAAAAGTATTACTTTTGTATATCAGAAAATAATTAATTAATTCAGTTATGAAAACATCAGACATTCAGAAGACCCTCGAGGCCATGAGCCTCAGAGACCAAAAGACTATCATCGAGGCTCTCCTCGACAACATGGACGAGCGCAGCCGCAAAGAGCTGCTCAACCTCTACGTCAACGACAACGAGCCTGACAGCGTGACCGCTGTTGACTTCCTTCCCAAGGCAAAGAGACTTAATGACGACCAACTCGACTACTACCAAGAGGCTATCGGCAAGGTGCAGAGCGAAATCTATGCAGAGAAAAACAGCCGCAACGAAATTCACTGCGGCGAATAAAATTAACATTAACTAACCAAAAAAAGAAAAATATGGAAGCTATGAATTTAAGGGATTTTCAAAATATTTGTGCTGACATCCAAGCCGAAGGCGCTTATGTTGTACTTGTTAAGGAGAACAAAGGCGGTCGCCGCTCAGTCAGCGGCTACACTGACGCTGACGACAGAACAGCCAAAGCTGTGAATGCCATGCTTGACGAAGCATTCACCGAGTTCCGAGGCAGCGGCGTGTATCGCTGCACAATGGCCGAAACGCCCTCGCAGGTCTTGTTCATAATGCGTAGCGACCTCGTGAGAGCCTATGACCCCGGCGACGACTACGAGGACGAGGGTTACAAAGAGATAATGAGGAAATTTGATGCTGGCGAGTTTGAAATCTATTTCTGCCAGCACAAAGAGATAAATTTGTATCTGTTAAACTATTAATTAACCAGGCGGCTTCGGCCGCCCATAAAACAACACAAAATGAACAACAACACAGTGGACGCCCTCGCATTATGGCGGGAAATGGAGAATTTCGGCAAGACTATAGCCGAGATGGTCAACGACGGAAAAATTGGATATGGCTTACCAAAACAGCTATTTGCTGCAAAAAACAGGGAGGAGTTTATGCGAGAACTCGCCAGCCACTTCGTCGAGGCAGCAAAAAAGTACCCGTCGATCATTGACACGGCACGAGCCATCACTGCTCTGCCGGAGGTCAGCGAGCCGGGCAACGAGTACACCTTCGGCTACGCCCTCGCCCTGGCGAGATTTCACTATAACGCCAACAAAAATCAACAGCGATGAAAGGAATGAAGTACATCTGCTTTACGATGCCGAAAAGTTTCGACATCGAGCAGTTGGCAAAGTGGAGCGTTAACCACGCCCCCATTTTCGTCATCGGCGAACGCCGTTGGGCTATCGAGAAGACATTTTGGCCTGTTCTTTTTAAGGACTTCGTCAACAAGATGTATGCGCTCGGCTCGTTTGAGGACGGCGAGCGTGAATTGGGTGAAGTGCTATGATGCTCGCATTATACAGGCCTGGCATAGCCGAAGCGATATTTTCGCTAATTACCATATTTTTCATGCTGGCCATACCTGCGGCCATCTTATTTTTTGTTTTCCGGATTTTGTGGCTTATAATCAAGCATTTGGAAAAAGGTTTAAAAAAATAGCGTGACACGGCCCCGATAAGTTCGATCACGCAGCATATATACATTTAAGGCGACCCACGGGCCGCCTTAAATGTTTTCACAACGGAATAATCCTTATTGTGAATTGCTTCAAATTTGTACGGCAAATATAGTGTTTTTTTATCAATTCGTCCGCTTGGATTGTCTTATATGCAGTCAAGGTTTATTAATTCCATTGGCTTGTGTGTTTCATTGCACCTCCGCTCATCGTGTCGGAGGTGTTTTTTTTGCGCACAAAAAAGCCGCATTGCTGCGGCTTCAGAAAATAAACAATTAATTCTAAAAGTTATGATTTTTAGAGATTAACACTGCAAAGTTAATGAATTATTTCAAATTATCCAAGACGGCCCGCACGGCTTCTGTCGCCTGCTGAGGCGTCACTCTGATGTAGTGATAGAGCGACTGCCGCCCTCCGCTGTGTGAGTGCCCGAGAATATAATCTATAACGCTTGTGCTGATACCCAGCTCGAAGGCGTGCTGGCTGAACGATTTGCGGGCCGAATAAAAAATCATGTTATCATAGCCCAGGCGGCGGCTGATTGACTTGACCGAGTGCGACAAGTTCATCAGCTTTCCGCTTTTCGGGCCGAGCATAACGTGCCCGTTGCGGTCAGCCCTGCTATTGATGATAGGCCACGCCTCATCAGGTATCACAAACTCGATTGCCGAGCCAGTCCTGGATGCGGTTTTTTGCCGCACATAGCTCAGCGACTTGCCAACGCTGCGGAAATCAATCTTGCTAAGGTCAACAGGGTTGATGCCGCCGAGGTAGTAGCTGAGCATGAACATGTCACGTGCGTAAGCCAGTCGTCCGGCATCGAAGTCCCTAACCTCCTTTATCTGCTCAGTGCTCAACCACGCCTCACGTATAGCATTTTGCGGAAACTTGTAGGCGGCGAAGGGATTGATTTTCGGCAAAGCGTAGCTGCATTTGCCGGCAAAGAGGTAGAGCATGCGGAGCGCCGCTATGTTGTTGAGCACAGTAGTGGAGGTGTCGCCCCTTGACCTCAGCCACTTGTCGTATGCGATGATCTTGCTGTAACTAAGCTGCTCGAGCAGGATGTCTCCGCCGGCGAACGCCTCGAACGAGTTGACCTTGCCGATGTACACCCTCACAGAGTTGTATGAGAGCGTGCTGGCAGCGAGGTACTCGCTGAGCAGCTGTCTGATTGTCTTATGCTCGTCAGCCCCGTTACTCTTGACAAGTTGCACGACTTCACTGCAAGTTAGTCCCTCGATGTAGCCGATGTTGTCGATGGCCTCCTGGTATTTGTCGAGCAACTTTCGCAACTGCACGTTGAGGTATGCCGCATCGGGTCGGCGTGCAATCTGGCCGTTGCGGAACTCACGCTCCGAGTTGATGATGATGCTTGTGGGGATGTAGCGTGTCTTCGAGTTGTGAGATATGCTTATTCTGATTTTGTGCCTTCCATCTGCCAGCATTTTAGCTGGCACGATAACTGCTTTGACTTGTGCCATTTTTTTTGATTTTTTCCGACAATAAAACGGAAACAAAATGCTCGTTTCCGACAATTTTCCGACAATTAAAATGCGTCATTTTTGACGCCCGTGTAAAAATAAAGACAAATAAAATTGTCTAATTGATAGCCAATTAAGCGATTTTCAGACGATTTTCGCTGCTAATCATTTGATAATTACACATTTTCAGCGAAAAACTCGTGAAAACCGCATAAATAAATGGGTTTCGCCGCTTCTGATTTCATACTGCGACAACAAAACGGAAATTTCACTGAAACAAATCATCTGTCATTTGCTTCTGCTTAATTGCCCGCTCGATGGCATCGAGGTCTATAGCGTTTATGAAGTTTGCGAAGTCGTCGAGGTAAAAGAATTTGACGGCAACTTTGGCTTGTATGTACTGATTATCGAAAGCCACGCCATCGAGTGTGAGCACAAGAGAGACATTTGTGTATTGTTTAATGTATATGAACAGCGCCCTCATCGGCTCGTCGTTAGACAAGCAATGCCTGTCTCCGTAATGGTAAGACACGCACACCTTTGGCGATTTGAGATTTGGCATAACCTTGTTAAAGTCATTCACATCGTTGTTGATTGCCGTCAGTTTCCAGTCCATACACTTTTCCAGAACCTCGTTGAGATATTTTTTGAATTTAGGAACGTCGCTTTTTTTGATTATCAGTTTGGCGTCGGCCGTATTTTCCGCCGGCACCTCAATTGCCAGCAGAGGGTCACCGCTATAGCGTTGTAGCAGATTGATATTATAGGACTTTGAGCCATTTTCGTTTTTCAACTCATAGCTACCGATTTCTTGTGCGCTGGCTGTGATGGCAGCGAGCGCAATAATTAATGTAATTAGTATCTTCTTCATCTTGCTTTAGTTTTTAATCGTTCGTTTTCGGCTTGGAGCGAGGCTATCTGCTTCGCCTGCTCCTCGATGGTGGTTTGCAGTGTCGCCATCACCTGCAGCAGCGCTTGTGTCTGCTGCGCTTTTGCGAGGTCATCGTTGTTCATCGAGCCGCTGCCAGTGAGTAGCCAGTTGGCGTTGACGTTAAAGGTCTCGACGACAGCCACGATGGTCGCCACGCTCACTTTGCGTTTGCCGAGCAGCTGAGAGTTGAGCGTTGTTTGCGACACGCCGCATTTTTTTGCAAAAGCATTTGCGGTCAAGCCAGTGCTTTGCAGTAATTCGTTAATTCGTGTGATAATGTCCATGATTATAGTACAATTTCTGTGTATTGTTTTAATAAAAGTTAAATAGGCGTATAATATCCTCATTTGTGTTGGTTTTCATCCGCAATTGTGCTACCTTTGCAATACCAACATACATACAAAGAAACCAACACACAAATATAGCAATTATTTGCGTGGTTTGCAAGAGGTTGGGAAAATATTCGCCCGGGTGTGGGAGACTGCTAACGGGCACAAGTCCTCGCCAGAGGAGATAGTCCCTTGACATAGTTTATTGCTTGTAACCATGCCGAAACGTGGGCACAAGACAAGCGAGATTGCGACTGCGAAGTAACCGCAAGCGCCACGACCCCGAAAGGGCGAGCGCAAATCCAATAAGGTAACGCCCGAGGGCGGCGAACAAGGCAGCAACGCACAGCACACGGCAGCGCTGTGAGCCTGCCGTCATTCAGAGCGGCGTGAGGTCCGCTCAGTGTAACGTTATGACTACGTTTTCATAATTGTATATATAATGTGTTAAGGCTGCGTGAGTGCTTAAGACACGCATCAGCGAGCGAGACGCTGCGCAGCCCCTATGAATAAAAAAAGCATCGCCCCCGTGCTGCGAACGATGGCCGTGGGGCAAAAAGAAACCTTTCCGCTCGCCCGTATAACGAGCGTGCGAAATGTAATCTACTCTAATTTGATGCCTGAGCGGATGAAGGGTTTCCGCTGGAGCGTCCGCAGCGACGTGGAGGCCGGGCAGTTAACTGTAACTCGTGTGCAATGATTGACATCAACGGCATTCATCTTGCCAATATATTAGCCGCCATGGAGCGGTTGACCTTCGGCAAGGACGTGGCTGCTCAGATAGTGGGCGGCACGAAGCGGCTTGAGCGCCTCATTGCCTCCGATGAGGTGAGGGCGGAAAAGCGCAGCGGAAAGCAAAACGGCAAATGGTTCTGCAATGCCGCCGACGTGCTGAGGCATTGCAGAGATTTCAGAAATCAATAAACAATTAAATAAAAAGTTATGAAGATAGTAAAAGGAATTATCATTGCGGCGATAATCTACCTCGTCGCATCGACAGGCATTTTGAGCGACAATCCCGATGTGATGGATGCCGCTCTGAAATTGCCGCAGTTAGGCCGCTGGCTGGCGGCCGGCATACTTTTGGCCGTACTTTTCAGGCTCTCGACCGGCATTGAGAGTGAGAGCAGCGACGGGCAGCCGGGCGGGGTAAGGCCTCGTGGTCACCGCTGACGGGACGGCGCCGCTGTGGTTGTTAACCATATCAAGTTTTATGCGCCCCTCATTGCCGAGGGGCATCACGTTGGGAGGCGGCGGGTGGCCGCATTTTGCTGGCAGCTGGTTCGACTCCAGCCCCAACGGCTCAAACCAAAACACACAAGCGATGAATAACAGGAGGAATGACGCAGTTATCTACAGCAAGGCGATAGCTGCCGGCACACGTGTTTATTACTTTGACTGCCGCCAGGGCCCTGACGGCGAAGACTACCTGCAAATCACAGAGTTCAACATGAAGGACGGGCGGCCTCGGCAGCGCATTTTCGTCCACAAGGAGAACTTTGAAGTCTTTGAAAAAACGATGTGCCAAATGTTCGCCTCACTGCGTGAGCGGACAAACAGGAATAAGTAGTGATGAGATGTTATATTTCTTAGTTTTAGTGAGATTTTCCGTGCCGCCTTTGCTGAGAAGCACGGGCGGCTTCCAACGCCGCATGCTGCAAGGACTAACGGCCTCGGGGCAGCGTTGAGGTTCGACACCTCATGCGGCGGCAACTCATTGATAGTAATTATGGTTTTCATATTGCTTGCCCGTGATGGGCAGAGGGTTTATTAGATTTTTTGTGTTTTTACAAGCAAATGTAAATTTTCTTATTAACCGGGCGCTGAGAAGCGTCCGGCACATGGTCGGCACAGGCGGCTGTGCCTGGTTGCGCAATTAACTTCTTAGGCGTTAAATCCGGGCCTTCGGGGTTCGATACCCCCCGACCACCAATAAGGGCCGCATGGCCCATGAGGCAAAGCAGTGATGATGTTCCAAGCTATTGTTGTTTTTATTTTTTGCGCCACGCCTCATGGCGCAGCACAGGCACGGAAATAGTTTAATTTTTGATTTTAGACAATAGAGACAATTATTGTCGTCATGTTATTTTTTCCCTGCCGTGCCAGGGAGGCAGTCCAAGGCGATTAGTCGGCCGTCGGCAATCCGTGCAGCGGCACGGAGATTGGGGTTCGACTCCCCAACTGGGCACATGAATGAAAATTTATACACTGAGATAATTGGCAAGATAACCCCAATTCTAACAGGGTCACAATTGGGAGAGATTAGCGGCATCATCAAATCTGCGCTCTGCAAATACGATGTTATTTCCACCGCAGATGAGCGGGAAAATACGCAGCACAGCAACCGCCAATTGCTTGATACCTTCATTTCTGCAAAGCGTGTAGAAGGATGCTCCGACAAAACGCTTGAAGTATATAGAAATTATCTGTCATTTTGGATTAAGGACTTTGTGGGCAGCATATTAAATGCGACAACAAATGATATGCGCTTGTACCTCGCACATCTGCAGAGCGACAGGAAAAATACAAATGTGTCTGTTGATAACCACAGAAGAATTTTGTCAAGTTTTTTTCGCTGGCTGGAGGAGGAGGATTTTGTAAAAAAAAGCCCAATGAGGCGAATTCACAAAATCCGTCAAATGAAGGCTGTCAAAGAGCCGTTTTCAGAAGACGAACTCGAAATTCTGCGAAGCAATTGCGACAACTTGCGAGACTTGGCAATAATAGAGTTTCTCGTTTCGACAGGGGTCCGGATCGGAGAGCTTGTTGGGCTCAACATAAAAGATATTGATTTCGAGAAAAGACAATGTGTTGTGCTTGGGAAGGGAAACAAACAGCGTATAGTATATTTTTCAACTCGTGCAAAAATTCGTTTGCTTGACTATCTGAAAGAGAGAAAAGATGATAGTGATGCATTGTTTGTCGCCTTAAATCCTCCGCATAACCGTCTGCTGATAAATGGGATTGAAAGCAGACTGAGGAATTTCGGCAACAAACTGGGCATCAGGGTTCACCCACACAGGTTTCGCCGAACGCTGGCCACTCGAGCTCTCGATAGAGGCATGCCAATTGAGCAAGTTCAGCACATGCTGGGTCATAGTAAACTTGACACAACGCTTATTTATGTGAAAGTTGAAGACAGCAATGTCGAGCATTCGCATCACAAATATATAGATTAAGTTAAATAGAGTTATTGCGATTGTATAACTCGCTGAAAATAGCTAATTTAGCATTAATAAAATAAACAATTAATTCAAGTAAGATGATTAAAGAACTTATCGAAATTCAGGCGCACTTGAAAGCGCCGAAAAGCCAATACAATAGTTTTGGCAAGTACAAGTATCGCAGCGCAGAGGACATCTTGGAGGCTGTGAAGCCGCTGCTCGCTGAGCAGAAGTGCACGCTCACTCTGAGCGATGAGGTGCTGAACATTGGCGGGCGGTTTTACTTAAAGGCCGTCGCCACGCTGACCAACAGCGAGGACAAGCAGGTGGTCAATGTGGGTTATGCCCGTGAGGACGAGGTGAAGAAGGGCATGGATGGCGCCCAAATCACTGGCACTGCCAGCAGCTATGCGCGCAAGTATGCCCTCAACGGCTTGTTTCTCATCGACGACACAAAGGACGCCGACACAGACGAGTACCGCAGACAGACCACACGGCAGCAGCCTGTGAGCGCCCTTGAGAACGAGGCCATCTGCGCCATCAAGGCCGTAACGAGCAACAGCGAGCTGCAACAGGTGTATGTCGAGTATAAGGACAAAGTGCCCAGCGGACAGGGCACGGCATTCTTCAACGCCGCCGCTGAGATGGGCAAGAAATTTCCGAGACAATGATAGAGCTAAAAAAAAGTGCTGTCGCCTTTGACGAGGCGCAGCACACCTACACGCTTGACGGCAAGCCGCTGAGCGGCATAACCTCGCTGATACATCAAGTCCTCGGACTGGGCACTTACCCCGATGCCAGCGACTTTGTGAAACAAGTGGCGATACCCCGTGCGGGCTATTACGGCACGAGCGTTCATCACGCAATCCAGTACTACGACACGCTCGGCATCAAGGCCGTTGACTGTGAGGCCGTGGAGCACAAGACAGCTGATTTCGGGCTCCAGGTTTTCGGCCCTGTGAACGTGGCCGCTGAACTTGAAGCATACATTGAGCATCAGCAAGGTTACAAGCCTATTGCCAACGAGTTTACAGTTTCTGACAACGAAAAATTCGCCTCTCAAATTGACAACGTTTGGCAGAGCGAGGAGGATGGCGGCATTTGGCTCTTCGATACGAAGACAAACAACACCGACTACTACCCTGGCGGCGTTGAGGCTCTCAAGCAGTATCTTTCGTGGCAGTTGAGCATCTACGCTTATCTGTTTGAGCGCCAATGTGGCGTCAAGGTTGCTGGCCTCGGAGCCAACTGGTTTCATAAGGGCAAGCATGCCATGTGGCTCATCGAGCGTGTGCCCGATGAGAATGTGGCAAAGCTGCTGACCACCGAGATTGCTCCAAGGCCTGACGGCCATGGCTTCGTCTACTACTTTGACGGCGACGCCAGCGAACTGTTTGGAGGCGCTCTTGTCGAGCAGCCGCAGGAGCAGATCGTCGGCAAAGATGTCGTTGACGCCATCGCCGACTACCTGTTGGCCGAAAAGAGGGCCAAGACGCTGAAGGCCCAGCTGTGCGAGGCTATGAAGGCGCACGGCATAACCAAGTGGGAAGCCGGGCGGTTCACAGCCACCATCGGCAAGGGCAGTGTGAGCAGCACATTTGACACGAAACGATTTCAGAAAGAGCAGCCCGAGATGTACGAGCAGTATCTCAAGCTCACCAACCGGGCGCCCTCATTTCGCATAACTCTAAAAAACGAAGAAAAATGAGCATAAACAAAGCAATACTGCTCGGCAATGTGGGCGCAGATCCACAGGTACGTGATGTCAACGGCACCAAGGTGGCGCAGCTGAGCCTGGCCACCTCCGAGAAAGCGTATACCAAGCGTGACGGCACACAGGTGCCCGAGCGCACCGAGTGGCACAGAATAGTGATTTGGGGCGCCCTTGCCGATGTGGCGGAGCGCTATGTGAGCAAAGGCTCGAAACTCTACATCGAGGGCCGCATTTCCAACCGCAGCTACACCGACAAGGATAATGTGACACGCTATATCAGCGAGGTGGTCTGCGAAAAAATGGAGATGCTTGGCAGCAAGCCTCAGGCACAGCAGCAGCCCTTCCAGCAGCCCTATCAAGACCCACGGGCGGTTGCCAAACAGGTCTACCAGCAGCCACAGCAGCCTGCATATCACCAACCCCAACAACCGCAGCAGCAAAGTGATTACGGGCTGCCTCCATTCTGATGGAGGTGCGGCTTGTCAAGCGTGACGGCAAAGTGATAATGGACAAACCGTTTGATTTCCTTTGCTCGACTCTCCGCAACGGCGAGTACACGCTCAGCATCAAGAGACGCACCAAGCCACGCACGCTAAACCAAAACTCGTTGTTTTGGCTTTGGCTCACGTGCTTGGAGCAGGAGACCGGCACGGACAAACAGGACTGGCACGACTACTACTGCAACAAGTTCCTGCGCCGTGTGGCCTATGTCAAAGACAGGCAGATAACCATTGCCGGCGGCACCAGCGGCCTCAACACGTTGCAGATGACCGATTTTATGAACAAAGTCCAGGCCGACGCCGCCAGCGAGTGGGGCATCACGCTGCCGCTGCCGCAAGACAGATTTTATCAACAATTTATAGATTATTACCGAGACCGATGAACAGCATTAATCAAGTCAAGAGGTCGAAGAACGGCCTCAACGTGACCTATGTGGACGACGATGGCAACGACATGACGATGAAGGGCGTTGCGCCCATCCACAGCGACCTTGCCAACGCTTTCGCCTCGCTCCTGCCCTATTTTGCCATTTTGACGGAGCAGAAGGAGGCGGCTGCGCTGGACATGGAAAATCCTCAGAGTTTCGCCAACATCAAGATGCTCGACAAACTGACAATCACGGGCGTCAGGCTGACCAGCACCGAGGATGGCTTCAAGTGCTGCATCAGCGGCAAGAGGCGCACCGACGACAACAAGGAGTATGCGTTCAGCGCTCCTGCCGTCGATGTGGGCGTGATGAGCAGCTATGTGTATGCGCCTGAGCTGAGGGCGCTTGTCGAGGACGTGCTCAACGAGGCCGACCTCTATGTGACGCAGCGCAAGACCGCAGCGCCCGATGGGCCGGCCAAGGAGACCAAGCCGCCGTTTGGCGATGATTAGTCCGCTTTTCGTCTGTGAGACGCCTAACACCTACCGCCTCAGCTTCAGCTATAATCGCAGTCTTGTAGACCTCATCAAACGAGTGCCCAGCAAGCCGAGATATGATGCCGAGGACAAAGTTTGGGTTGTGGCGAAGAAGTCGCCGCAGTACCCGCTTGAGAGGCCGGCAGCGTGGTATGTCGACGCATTCGCAGCGTGGGCGGTCGAAAACCGGTACTGCTCCTGCGTCAGGCGGAGCAGCGACGAGAAGGACAGCGCTTTTGAGCTGCCGAAGATGAGTCCGTTAAGGGGTGAGCACTATATGAGGCTCGCCCCTTATCCTTTCCAGGCCGAGGGCGTGCAGTATGCGCTCGACCACAAGCGCTGCATTTTCGGAGACCAGCCGGGTCTTGGCAAAACGCTGCAGGCCATTTGCGCAGTTGTCAAGGCGCACAAGGAGGCGGCCGTGTACGGCGACACCTCCCCCACTCTTGTAATCTGCCCGGCATCGCTGAAGATCAATTGGCAGCGTGAGTTTGAGAAGTTCGCCGGCAAGGAGGCGATAATCCTTGACGACAATAACGCCAAGGACTGGCAGCGCTACTATGAGATGCACAACGCCTACGACGATCCGATAGCTGATGTGTTCATCACCAATTACGAGAGTTTGAAAAAGTTCTTCGTGGTCGGCATCAAGCCGCAATCGAGGCTGACGCTCAAGAGCATCACCTTCGACAAGCGCATATCTCTGTTTAAGAGCGTCATCATTGACGAGAGCCACAAGTGCAAGTCGAGCAAGACGCAGCAGAGCAAGTTTGTTGAGGGCATCTGCAAGGGCAAGCAGTGGGTGTTCGCCCTCACCGGCACGCCCGTTGTAAACTCCAACGTTGACCTCATTCAGCAGTTGAGGGTGCTCGGGAGGCTCGATGACTTCGGCGGCTACAAAAAGTTTATGGAGCGCTACTGCGACGGCCCGAAAATGAGCAGCCGCAACAAGGAGCTTAACTACTACCTGTGGCGCAACTGCTTTTTCCGCCGTGAAAAGGCGGCAGTGCTCACCGAGTTGCCCGAAAAGAGCCGCCAGTACATCACCACCGACATCACAAACCGCAAGGAGTACAACGACGCCGAGCGTGACCTCATCGCCTATCTGCGTGAATACAAGCAGGCAGACGACGAGAAGGTGATGCGTGCGATGCGTGGCGAGGTGATGGTGCGTATGGGCGTGCTCAAACAAATCAGCGCCCGAGGCAAAATCAAGGCCGTGTGCGACTTCGTGCACGACATCATTGACGGCGGCGAGAAATTCATCTTATTCGCATACCTCAAAGAGGTGGTAGAGGCGCTCAAGAAGGAGTTCCCCGGGGCGGTCACCGTCACGGGCAGCGACAATGTGTCTCAAAAGCAGGCAGCCGTCGACGCTTTCCAGAACGACGACAGCGTGAAACTCATCATACTCAACTACAAGAGCGGCGGCACCGGCCTGACGCTCACGGCGGCAAGCCGTGTCGGGTTCATCGAGTTCCCGTGGACGTATGCCGACTGCGAGCAGGCCGAGGACAGAGCCCACCGCAACGGGCAGAAAAAAAACGTCAACTGCTATTACTTTATCGGTGACAAGACCATTGACCGCTATATGTACAAAGTCATTCAGAGCAAGAAGAAAATCGCCAACGAGGTGACCGGCACGACGACGCAGATAGACGAGGACATCGTCAACTTGACGATGAGCCTTTTTACAGATAAACTTTAACAACGCACAAGACTATGACTGAGGAAGACATCAGAGCGCTGGAGATGCGCTACAGCGAGAGCAAGATACAGCACATCTGCGTGTGCTGGTTCAGGCGCACGCACCCGGAAATCGGCAGTCTGCTGTATGCCGTGCCCAACGGAGGCGCACGGACGCCCACAGCGGCTGCGATGATGAAGTATGAGGGGGCAGTGAGCGGCGTTGCCGACCTCTGCCTGGCCGTTGAGAAGTCTCTCTACATTGAGATGAAGGTGCCCAAGCGCCCTGGCAGCAGCGCCGGACGCCAAAGCGCCAATCAGAAGGAGTGGGGAGCGCTGGCCGAGCGGCACGGCAACCGCTATGTCGTTTGCCACGGCATAGCCGAGTTCGTGCGGGCGGTTTGCACCCACCTCAACGAGGACGCCGAAGCCGCCATGAAGGAAGTGTGCGACAAATACCCTACCTACCGATGAGCAGCTGGATTAAATTGAGCAGAAAAATCCTTGAGTGGGAGTGGTACGATGACCTGCCCACGCTCAAGGTGTTTATTCATTTGTTGCTCACCGCCAATTACGAGCCCAGGAAGTGGCACGGCATAATTGTAGAGCGTGGCCAATTGGTTTGCAGCGTGGCCTCTTTGGCCGCCGATTGCGGCCTGACAAGCAAGCAAACGAGGCGAGCCCTTGATAATTTGGAAGCAACTCAAGTCGTGGGCAAACGAACAACGACCGCATACACCATCATAACTATTTGTAATTATGATGTTTATCAATGCGAAAGCAACGATAACAATTTGATAGAGGGCAAACAAAGGGCAAACGAAGGGCAAACAAAAGGGCAAACAAAGGGCAAACAAAAGGGCAAACAAAGGGCAAACGAACACAATCACTCAACCATTTGTGTTGATGGTAGTTACGAGCTGCCAAGCGAGCAGTTAGGGCAAACGAAGGGCAAACGAGAGGGCAAACAAAGGGCAAGCGAGAGGGCAACACCTAAAGAAAATAATATAGTATTATCTCCTTCACTTCGTTCAGTCGATAATACTTCTGTTGGTGTTGCTGACGCACGTGCGTGCGCACGAGGCGAAGCCATTGCAAAATTGCGCTCAGAAGTCTACAACTCTCAGCTTAACGCCGAGAGGGCTATGATGGCGATAGGCGTCACCGACAAGGTGCGCTATCTCCAAATGTGCGAGGAGGTGTTGGCCGAATGGTCACTGACTGCTGAGGCCGATGACGTCAATTGGCGGCATCTCATCAACCAGCTAAGAATTAAGGCCGCCGCCGAACGGCGGCAGCCGAAAACGAAACAGAGCAAAGAGGAATGGCGGCAAAGCCACATGGCAGCCGCCCAGGCCGCTTTGCTCAGAATACAAAATCGAGCAAATGGAATTGATACCGACAAGACGAGCTGACGAAGTGCCGGCGGCTCTTGACCCACGCTGCACGGCAATCAAATTGCGCTACGGCAACATATCGCAATGGGTGGGCAGATGGTCACCGACTAAACTTCAAGCCATACACGACAACATAGGCCGATGTGTCGAAGCCGGCGTGCCGTCGCTTGTGATGGCAATCAAGGCATACGGCAAGGAGAGCATCACCGACCAAATTGCGGTTTTTTGCAACGCAGCGATTTGTGCGATGGGCGAAACCAACGCCGATCCCAACGATGCCGCATTCATAGCCTCAGCGATTTGCGACAGCGACGAGGCCCGCACCCTCAACTTCGCCTACGTGCTCAACTTCTTTCACGAGCTAAAACAAGGCAAATGGAATGTGTACGGCGGCAAGCCGCATCAGTTCATGAGGGCGTTCAACGAGTATTGCCAGCAGGCACGGCGGCTTCAGGTTGAGGCCAGCGACCGCATCGAGCGTGATGCCAAGCGCAAAGCCGATGCCGAACACGCCAGGTCGGCAATGAATTTCGATGAGTACCGCAAAGCAAAGGGACTGGGCGATGACATCAAAAATCCTCTTGACATCTTAGGCTTATGAAGGCAGTCATTTGCTGGAAGACGAAAGACAGGCAGACGATCGAGCGCATACGGCAGCACGCAGGAGTGCCCCACTACACCACTCTCAATGGCCTGTCGCCCTGGGAGGGCGATGAAAAAGTGTACAAATGGCTCAAGGAGTGTGCCAGGATGGGTCTGCTGAGGATATGGCCGTGCGAATGGACGCACAACGGCAGCACATATTCATTCAATAAATCAACGTAGAGCCGCCAAAGAGCCACGCTAAGCGATTTTTGCTATTCAGACGATAAAGTTATAAGCCAAACAAAAATAACGCCTTAGAAAGCGTTAAAAAGAGTTTGCGGTAGGCTTTTTAAGACAAATCTGCTTGCAAACTATGAATTAAAGGTTTAATTTTGTATCAGTAAACAATTAATATATAACAAGTTATGACAACAGAAGAATTATTCAAGCGAATTAAAGGTGTGGCAAAAGAGGTTGCCGCCGAGAAAAATCTGTCAGTTCTGATTTCTGACAGGACCGACACGTTTCAGATGGGCGCAAAAGACGAGCTCGACAAGAGCGTGTATGTCTACAGCTACCCCTGTAATGTCGGCATTCACTACCTCTGCCGGGCCGGCAAGTTCTCGCTGTCCTACCGCATCAGCGACGGCAAGGTGCGCCTTAACAGCTACACGATTTTCCCCGATGACGAGGAGGCCGACATCGAGGCCTTTGTGATGCCGATGAAGCGTTTGAAAAACCGAATAAAAAAAGAACTCAAGAAATGAACGAGATAAAGAATATAGCGCTGGCGGAAATCGAGCCGTCACCGCTTAACCCACGCAAGACCTTCGACGATGCTCCGCTGCAATCACTCGCAGCGAACATCAAGGCACAGGGGCTTTTGCAGCCCATCACCATCAGGCCCAAGGACGGGCACTATGAGATTGTGTGCGGCGAGCGCCGCTACCGGGCGGTCAAGATGCTGGGCTACGAGAGTGTGCCCGCCATCGTGCGAGACCTCAACGATGCCGACGCCTACGACGCAATGATTACCGAAAATCTCAACCGAGAGGATGTTTCACCAGTCGAGGAGGCCTTTGCGTTTGCACGCCTCAAGGAGCGTGGCGATGATGTGAAGGACATTGCCGCAAGATTTGGCCGCAGTGTCAGATTTGTGCAAGACCGCATGCGGCTCAACGACCTCATAGCGCCGCTGATGCTGAAGCTGCGTGACGGCGTGCTGCCCATTGGGGGTGCCATGCAGCTTGCAAAACTCGACAAAGAGAGCCAGGAGGCCTTTGCCGAGGAGATAGCCGACGAAAAGGAAACCATAGCCGCCTACCGCATCGACGGCTACATCAACAAGCGCTTCCGCTACCTTGCATGCAAGCCGTGGGCGGACGACTTCAAGGGGCCGTGCGGCGTTGAGTGCTCCAAGTGCAGCGCCAACACCATCAATGCCGGCTGCCTGTTCTACGAGATGCGCACAACCGAGGACAACGCACGCTGCACTCTTGGCGGGCGGTTTACCGCCAAGAACGAGGCGTGGTGGCAGCACATTGTCGACGAGTATAAGGCCGACCTTGTGAAGAAGGGCGAGGGCCTGGAAGTCGGGAAAACCGTCATCGTGTACAACGTCAATTACGGACAGCTTCAAGGCGCCGCCAAGGCGTTCATCGAGCGGCTTGGCAAGACCTACGAGGTGGCCGAGGCCAACGAACTGTTCAGCGGCTGGTCGAAGTACAATGAGGACGATGAGCGGCTCAAAGAGAAATTGAAGGACGGCAAGGCGATGCGCTGTCTGCGGATAGTAGTTGACTGGCAAGGTTCATTTGAGCTGTATGATGATTATGGCGAGGTGAGGCCGCCGCAGGAGGGCAGCCAAAAGGACGCCGCTGAGGCGATGGGCATTGTCGCCAAAAAGAACGACCTTGTGCGCAAGAGCGATGCCGACCTCAGCGCCGCATGCGGCGCAATGCTTCGAGACCACGTGCTGGGAGATGCACCGCTGACAGACAACGAGCGTGTCGTCGCCTTGGCGTGCATCATCGCCCAGGACTGGCAGCGCCGGGCCGACTGCCTGACGCTTGCGAGAAAGAGCCTCAACAATCAAGCTAATTATATCAGAGCGTTCATCAGCAGCTACCTCAGCGGACAGCGTGACGGAGAGTTGTACGAAGCCCAGCGACTCGTCGCACAGGAGTGGGAGCCTGAAAAATTCAAGGCGGCATATACCGAGAGCGCTGAGAAACTCGATAAAAAGACGAGCAAACTGAAAGAGCGTCTCGCAGCGCTCGGGTATGACGAGGAGGGCAAAAGGCTATGAACGCAACAGCGGAAGAATGCCAAAAGATGGCGTTGAAGGAATTCGGCTCAATGCACCAGTATGGCAAGGGCGTGGAAGAGGCGTTCTTCGAGGCGATAGACGATTACTTCACCACCTTTGAGGTTCACAACCTTCGTAAGTTCAATTACGACTACGATGCCGTGATTGAAGACTTGCGCAAGCGCAGCGAGGTAGACTTCAACGTGCTGCAATACTGGACGCTTGCGACCAACACCTCGCTCGAGGCGGGCAAGGCGCTTGACTTTTGGGGCGGCCTTTACGAAGCCTATATGCAGAGCGCAGGCAAGGCCCGGGCGTTTGCTCAGTTCTTCACACCAGTGAGCGTTGCAGAGTTATGCGCCAAGGTTGCTGAGACCGGCCGTGACGGCGTATACAATGACCCGGCATGCGGCTCGGGTCGTCTGCTTCTCGCCCATTTCACCACTGTCGACAAGAGCAGGTTTCACTACTATGTCGGCGAAGACCTTGACGAGCAGAGCTGCAAGATGTGCGCCTTGAACATGATGATGAACGGCATGTTTGGACAAGTGATCAAACAGAACACGTTGACGCAAGAAGTATATTGGGGCGTGGAAATCAACGAGGGCATGTATCCCCTGCCTGGAGGTTTGCCGACGCTGAGGCTGATGAGCGTCGATGAGGCGGCCGCAAGCCGTGCGAAACGAGCAGAGCGTGCCGCAAAGCGTGCGTATGCAAAAGAGGAAAAGAATGACAGGCCGCAGCAGAGCGGCCGAAATCTGTTTTGACAATGATAAAATTGAACAAGCTGGCCGATTTTATTTACAAAACGGCCATCAGACGAGGGAAGATAAGGGACAGCAGCAGCCCAATGGTGGCCATCGCCCAAATCTCCTCTGAATGGCGTGAGTTGTGGGAGGCCACCAACGCCAGCAGCGAGCACCTCCCGGCATACAGCGAAAAGGAGGAGGAGGCCGCCGATGTGATAATAGCGACGATAAGTTTTCTCAAGCACATCGGCTGCGACGACATTGAGGCCCTGCTGCGTGCAAAAATAGCTTACAACAGCCAGCGGCAATGACACCGCCGCTGCCATAAATAGTGAAGTTTAATTTGTGAAGTTTTATGGAGAGAATTGAAAATTTATCAGTCAAGCTGCTCGACCTCAACAGCGGGCAGCTGAAAGGGCTTCCACGAAACCCGAGGTTTATAAGGGACGAGCGCTTTGACGCCTTGAAGAAGAGCATCAGCGACAGCCCAGAGATGCTCGGGCTGCGTGAGCTGATTGTGTTTCCGCTGCTCAGCCGCTACGTGGTCGTGTGCGGCAACATGCGCCTGAGGGCGTGCCGTGAGCTCGGCTACAAGGAGCTGCCGTGCAAGGTGCTGCCTGCCGACACACCGCCGAAGAAGTTGCGGGAATACGCAGTGAAGGACAATGTGGCTTTTGGCGAGGACGACAAGGACGACTTCGCCAACGACTGGGACAAGGCCGAGCTCGTTGACTGGGGCATGGAATTTCCCGAGCCGAAGCCGAAGGACGCCTTCCGCAAGCGGTTTGAGGCCATCACCGACGACACCGCCGTCTACCCCATCGTGCCGAAATACGACGAGAAGCACGAGCTGTTTGTCATCGAGAGCGGCAGCGAAGTGGACAGCAACTGGCTGCGTGAGCGGCTGGGCATGCAGAAGATGGTGAGCTACAAGACCGGAAAGGTTGGCAAGAGCAATGTCATCAACATTAAGGACGTGAGGAGGGCGCTGGGCGATGAGAGTAGTGATACCGAGCCACAAGAGGCCTGACAGGGTCTTGTGCAAGGCGCTCCTTACCGACCCTATAATCTGCGTGCCGAAGTCCCAACAGGCCTCATACGAGCGCTGCAACCCCGGCTGCGAGATAGTCACCCACCCCGACAGCGTGGTGGGGCTCATCCCGAAGCGGAACTGGATAGCCAGGCACTTCGGCGATGTGTTCATGGTCGACGACGATGTGGACTGCCTCAAATATCTTGCCGCCAGCCCTGGCGAGAGCAGTGTAATCAGAGAGCCGTCAAAGGTGATGGGCATCATCACTTCGCTGCACGACTTGGCCGAGATGCTCGACATACACCTCTACGGCTTCACGCCACGCTATGCGCCAATGATGTACGAGGGCACGAGCTTCTACTCGCTGAGCAGCATGATTACCGGGTGCAGCTACGGCGTGCGGCCGAGCAAAAACGTGCGCTGGAATGAGGAGCTGAAATTGAAGGAGGACTTTTGGATCAGCTGCTACATCAAGTACAAGGAGCGTAGGGTGCTGACTGATTTGCGCTACTCTTTTTTGCAGAAGGGCACATTTGTGTCCTCGGGCGGTTTGGCTGCCATTCGCAACCAGGCTGAGGAGCAGAGGTCGATTTTGCTTATGCGCAAGTACTTTGGCGAGAGCGTGAGGCTCAAGGGCGCCGGGAACAACGGAAAGGAGGCCACACGCTCAAGGGTGCAGTACAACATCACCGTTAAATTTCCATTCTAAGAGTTAATAAGTTTGTTTAACTCGCTGAAAATCGCTAATTTAGTGGATTGAAATTAAACAATTGATTTAACTATGATTTTACGGACAATTAACGGGTATGACTTTTTCGAGTGCGCTTCGGCGATGCAGAAGGCCATCAGGCGTGCGGATGTCCGCACGGGCGGTTTTTTCGCCCTTGAGTTGTGGACGAGCGGCTATCGTGATTACGTGTGGCGGCGGCTTTTCACCATCTCGGCCGAGGACTGCTACGGCCTCATCACTCAAGAGATTGAGGCGCTGTGGCAGGGTCACGAGCTGGTGAACAAGACGGCCAAGGAGCCGAAGGGCAGAATTTTTGTGAGCAAGGCAGTGGTTTTGCTCTGCGAGTGCCGCAAGAGCAGGGACGCCGACCACTTGCAGAATTTTGTCTACGACAAGAAATTGTGCGATGCGGCCAAGTGGCTGGAAGACGCCAGGCGTGACCCGCTGCCGATACCTCCCTACACCTACGACTGCCACACCAGGGCTGGGAAGAAGAGAGGGCGCACGAAGGAGGAGTTTTTCAAAGAGGAACTCGCAGCCCTCAAGCCGAGGGTGCGTGGATTGTTTGACGATTTAATTGAGGAATAAATGAAAAAAAGCATGAATAAAATTTTCGGCAAGGTGATAGTCGCAGTAACATCGCTTGTCTGTTTTGCAATGATAGTCGGCGTGATAGCGCTGTTAACCTGGTTTGTCAAACTGATATGGAACTTATGCTGATATACCTGCTGCTGCATCTCATGTGTTTTGTGATTGCAGCCCGCATCACAGTTGCCGCAAGAGGCTTCCAGGTCGTTTTGCAGGCGCTGTTTGTGCTGATTTTTGCGCCGCTCATCGTGGCTGATGCCGTGGGGCGGTTTTTGGAACAGAATTTATAGCAACTTATTGAGTTATAAAGAGTTAAACAAATGTATTTTGGCGGAGAAACGATTGCATTCTTCGCCAAAATACGTTTACTTTGCAATATAGAAAATAAGAAATAAACAACTAATAATCAACAAGTTATGACTACTGAAATTCAACCAAGAAACTTTGAGATTGCAATAATTGACCTCGTGAAAGAGCACCTGGGAGGCTTCGCCGATGAAATCGAAGTTGACGGGCAAAAATTCTATGTGGACGTTGACGCTGAAGTCTCTCAGTATGACGAGGACGGCGGAGCGTGGGCGCCTGATTACAGCGTCTACACGCTTGACGACATCTGCCTCAACTGCGTGTATGCGCTTGATGATGACGGCAACGAGCTTGAAGATGTCGAGGTCGTTGTTGACGAGAGTGAATTTGACAGAGCTATTGGCGATGAATTTTAATTTGAAATTAACGGAATATGGACAAGATTAAATTTGAGAGCGCCTTGATAAAATATGCTGAGGCGCTGATTAAGGAGAAAGGCCGCACCCCCGAATATGGCGGCTACAGGGCTTTGATTGAGAGTGAGGATATACGAGTGATTAGGTTACCTCATACTCTTGAGTTGCAAGTTGGGCATCTGTTTTTCCGCTACCACTTCAGATTGAAAGACGAGTTAAGTTATGACTTCAACTGCAAGCTCTCGGAAGTCAGGATAGCCGACTTCGATGCCTGCTATGAGAGCGGCGAACTCGCCAACATCGGAAAGATAAGAAACGAATTGAAGGAACTTGAAAAACAAGCATAAAATGAAAGCAGAAATTAACAGACTTGAATGTAAGCGAATAATTGCTGAGAGCACTTTTTTGCAAGGATTTCGTCACGGCTGGGGCAACGGCTATGTGGCAGTGCCGCCCGAGCATCCGCTGTGGGGCATCAGCTATATGGACGACAGATTTCCGAGCCTCAACGTCCACGGAGGCGTGACCTTCACCGAGCCAGTGCTGCTCGGCAAGCGCACGGCAGTGAGCAAGAAAGAGGTGAAAGACGACTATGTCGGCAAGCGCCAGCCGTTGCTGCAATCAGCTGAACTTCTTGACGGCGAAGTGCCCGGGGCGTGGTGGCTCATCGGCTTCGACACCGTCCACGTTGATGACAACGAGAATAATTGGCCACGTGAGCGGGTCATCGATGAGACAACGGAACTTAAAAAACAACTTGATAAATTATTTAACAGAAAGATGAAAAAGGAATTTAGAAATCTGACGCCGCACAAAATCGTGCTGAACAGCGGCGTTGAGTATGCGCCCACTGGCGTTGTAGCACGAGTGAGCAACACTTTCACCGAGGCCGATGCAGACGGCATTTGCTCTGTCGACTACGGGGATGTTGAGGGCCTGCCCGAACCTCAGCCAAATGTGCGCTACATCGTGAGCGCTATGGTGCTGGCCGCTGCGAAGTCGCTTGGCCGTACCGACTGCGTGGCCCCTGCGACCGGACACCCCGACTGCGTGCGAAACGAAAAGGGGCAGATAGTGAGTGTGCCGTGTTTTGTCAAGTGATATGGGTTATACGACTATTTGGATAGAGGGCGAGGAAAATTTGAGGAGCTTCTGCTTGAGGCGCTTCAAGATGCCGCCCACATTTGTTGAGACAATAGGCCGTGCCGGGGGTGCCTCAATTCACTTGCTCTACAAGTGGAGGGAGGACAAGCAGAGCTATGTGGACATGTACCTGCTGTTCATGCCGCACTCCAACGGCACTTGCTACGACATTAACGACGAAAGCAAAAAAAGCTATGAAGAAATCAGAAGCACTAATGGCGCTATACTCAATGTTTGAGCAAGGCGCTGAGGAGGTGTTCGTCAAGGTTGACGGCACGCTCTGCGACTTCACGCTGGAATATATCGAGGAGCAATTCGACGGCTTCGACACGGCATATCCTGCGTGTGTGGCCCTTGTGCCCACGAGAGAGAATGATAACGGCTGACGGCTGCTGATGCGGGCGGTCGACACTCGGAATTTCGCATATCATAAACAATCGTCCGACTGCTCGCATTTTGCTGAAAGCCTTTTATTAACACGCAAAACAACAAATCAATGACAAGCGAATTTATCAGAAAATTGCAATTTACAAATTTTACAGAAGAAGTAACTGGGCACGGAACACGTGTGTATCGCTTGCTAAGCGATGAATTGAAAATAGAAGTGGCCGTGACTTCAAACGAAGAAACTGACTGCTCTATTTACTACGACAAGCAAAACAAACTTATTGCTTTGATGAAAGTGAACTCCTATGAAGATGTGATTTCTTTTATGGATTTTGTGAAATCATTGCGAGCAAAAAAATGAAACCAAATGAACACAACAGAAAATCAGATTAAAGTATTGCAAGCCTTTAAGGAAGGCAAGACAATTGAAGTGCTTTGCAAAGACTACACGTGGAAAGAAATCAAGGAGGAGGTGGCCGACTACTACCCCTTCAATTTCGCGATCGAGACTTACAGAGTCAAGCCGCTGCGCCCCTACAAGGGTGCAGCGGAGTTCCTCGCAGCGCAACAGCAGCATGGGCCGTACATAGACACCACACCGACGCAGAAGGGCAGCTACTATGATATGCCCATTTTTGTAGGCCATGACTGCGTTGGGTTTAATCACTCGTCATATTCGTTCTCGGAGATGACGGATTTACACTGGCAGGACGGCACTCCCTGCGGAATTGAGGAGGTGTGATGAACGAAGCAGTGATTTATCTATTTACAACGAAGTGGGACAGCAGCGACCACATCACCTACATGGCCGTGCGTGGAGCTGAAAGCGTCGGTACTTGTATGGTGGACTACAGCGGCGGTATGAAGACCGATGCCCTGCTGTGGAACTTGCAAGTTGCTAAGGAGTGCCGCCAACACGGTATCGCCCGGATGCTCGTGGCTAAGGCGTGCGAGGACGCAGCCGCACGAGGCTGCGAGAAAATCACCCTTGAATGGGGGGCGATGGACAGCGACGGCTGGATTTTTGACTGGTACAAGCGGCTGGGCTTCAAGTTCGACTGCCACACCCACCGCAGCGTGCGAATGAAGAAAAAATTGTAATGTACCCAAAACGCCAAATCGGGCACATAGGTAGCTCCTTATGTACCCATTTGCGGTTTTTTTGACCAATTAAAATTGAATATAAGGATTATGGTTTACGGATATTTACGTGTCAGCAGCGACACCCAGGATGTGAACTCTCAAAAGCAAGGCGTTGAAAAGTATGCTGCAGATCACGCAATTACAATCGACGAGTACATAACAGATGAGGGCGTTTCGGGCGGCAAAGACCCCGATAAGCGAAATCTCGGACCACTGCTGAAAAAGATAAAAAAGGGAGACACAATCATTGCCTCGGAAATCAGCCGTCTGGGACGTGATTTGTACATGGTTATGGACATATTGCACTTTTGCATGGAGCGTGGTGCTATAATTCATACCGTCAAAGACAACTTCACGCTTGGCAATGACATTCAGAGCAAAGTGCTGGCGTTCGCTTTCGGCCTCTCTGCTGAAATCGAGCGTCAGATGATACGGCAGCGTACCAAGGAGGGATTAAGGCAGCGAATGAAGATTGGCGTGCTCGTTGGCCGCCCGAGTACTGACGAGTATGTGCCTATTTGCAGCGAGGAGGACAAACAGAAAATCCTGGAGCAAGCTAAATGGGGCGTGCCGTTCAGGCGGCTTGCAACCAATTTTGGTGTAGACCGCAGCACCATGCTGCGGTGGCTCGCTAAGTGGGGCGTCAGCAAGTCAAAATTGCCGACTAAGAAGAAGTCTACCGCTAATGGCTTTGGCTACAAGGAGAACGACTACAAGATCGTGCCGCTTGAAGAGTCGGTACTGATTGAGGCCATTGAGGCCGACAAGACCATTCCCGAGATAGCCGAGCTGTTCAAATCGTATAGCTACGAGCAAATTTATGACACTATTTTGTGTACGAAAAAATACAATCAGTTATATCGTAAGCACGGGCAAAAGAAACTCGTCAAATCAAGGAAGTGAAATGATTTATGGGTATATCAGAGTAAGCAGCGACAAGCAGACAGTCGAGAACCAGCGCTTTGAAATCACCAACTTTTGCCGCAAACGAAAAATCAAGGTGGACGCCTGGATTGATGAGACCATTAGCGGCACGAAGGCATATGACAAGCGGAAACTCGGAAAGCTGCTGAAGCACGTGAAGAAGGACGACATCATCATCTGCGCAGAGTTGTCGAGGCTTGGCCGAAACCTCTTCATGATTATGGAAATCCTGAACATCTGCATGACCAAGGAGGCCAAGGTATGGACAATCAAGGACAACTACCGCCTGGGTGATGACATCCAAAGCAAGGTGCTGGCTTTCGCCTTTGGCCTCTCGGCCGAGATTGAGCGCAACCTCATAAGCCAGCGCACGAAGGAGGCTTTGGCCAGGATAAAGGCCGAGGGCAAGAAACTTGGGCGGCCGGCTGGCACAAATTCCCCCCCCCACGAGTTGAAGTTGTGGAAGGAGCGTGAATGCATCATTGACAGCTTGGAGAACGGGATGAGCATCAATGGCCTCAGCCATGTGCTGCGCTGCTCAAGGAACACGCTGAAAATTTTTTTGCAGAGAATTGGATATGCATACAATGGAGGGAATACAGGACAGCACGCCCAAACGTAGGGCGCACGGAAATTTCCGCACAACGAAAATGACAAGATACAGACGAGGCTGCATCTACAAGGAGCTGCAGCGCAACACAGGCAAGGGCCGTGACCCCGGTGCCAACGCCACGAGCCGCAGGCTGGTGAAAGGTGTGGGATATGTCGCCTCGTCACGCTACCGCCGGGTGGTCGAGTTTTGCGTTCATCGCAAGCGGCACAGATTTCGCACCACCAACTTTTGCAACGCAGTTCGGCAGCTGCTGCAATGGAGAGAGATTTTTAACGATTAACGAAACACACAAGCAATGGAAAGTTTTTTAGAAAAATTCGACCCTCACAAATGGGACAGAGTCTTTGGTCATCCTATCGGGCAGGAGCCCAAGGGGGGCATCGAGCCGGCGGTTTTCCGCCGCTGGTATGAGGACAGGGGACTGCGCAGAGAAATGGCAGAGGCGAAGCGAACTTGCTCTTACGAGCAGGATCTGGCCGAGGCCTGGCGGCAGAAGGAAGCCGAAAGGCGCAAGGCCGTGAAAGAGCATTTAAGGCAAGACTTCGCCGTGCCGAAGTCGATGAAAGAGGAGATGTTTGTTGAAATTCACATCAGAGAGATTGGCCAGTTCTTTGTCGGCGCTTTCAACCACAAGGGCAATTTTTACAAGTCCTACTCCCCCAACAGGGAGAAGATGGTCGACTGGCTGCTGAGGAAGGGGAAGGAGGTGGGCCGCCTATGACGCTTGACCCGTGCAAGACGTGCGCCCACTGGCGCTTCACAATCGAGAGCGGCCACCGCCGCTACCGCTGCACAGAGATGAACACCGCCGATGTCAGGCCACGCCGCCAGTGGTGCATCGGGTGCGGCTGCAAGTTCAGAAGACCGAGAAGGAGGCCGAAAAAATGACAATTGAAGAATTTATGGACAAGGCGATGGCCACCAGCAACGGGAGAGCCATCGGCCACGACAAGCTGCTGTTCATTTTCAAACACATAGACGAGCGTAAATCCGACCTCGCAATGATTTGCAACGTGCCAGTGTGGCGTGTATGGCAGTTGCTGAGAGACACTGGTGCCGTCTACAAGAGGCGCCAGTGCTGGCTCGCAGGCCGCTATGCCGATGATGTGCGCCGGCTTTATGCCGAGCACTCGGCAGAGGATGTCGCCAAAAGGCTGCATCTGACCACCCATCAGGTCAAGTATCTTGTGTCCAAGCATCATTGCCGCAAGAGCGAGGAGGGCATGCGCCGGCTGAACGAGCAGCGCAGAATAATGGCTTTGCAGTCGCCCAGGCGTGTCGAAAAGATAAAAAGCACCTGGCAAAGGCTGATAGCGGAGGAGCGCCGGCGTATCCTTGAGGGGAAGCCGCAGAAGACAAAAATCAAGTTTTCCGCCACAGACACGAGAAAGCCGAAATGGAGTGCCAGATACCATCTGATGCGCACCTACGGCTATGAGGCCGACAGGCAGAGGCCGCACATACTCTATTACCACGTCGGCGCCAAACGCACGCCGAAGGAGCGGCACTATGAAATCAAGTATGGATTTAAATTTTACCCGAAAAAATGAGAAACAAGAAGATACAGGACGTGCGCAGTTTCCACGCACGCAGCAATCTGCAATTCAAGGCTTGGCACGAGGTTGATGTGATTTGCGCCAAAATACACGAGCAGGAGACGATCAGAGACAACATGCTCAAGGTGTACAACGACAAGCAGCTGCAGGACAGGCTCGACGGCAAGATAGCCGAGCTGAGGCGGCAGCGTGACGGGATGCTGCGGAAGATTGACGAAGACCGCAAGGCGATGGTCACGCAGATAGGCGTGGTGTGGGCGTGCGCCAACCTCATGGCCACCGTATGCGACGAGTTCGCCGACGTGTTCAAGCGCCTGACCGGCGTAGAGTCCGGCAAACTTGACACCGTCATGTACAGCGAGAAGGCCATCAAGGAGACCCGTGACCTCATTGACAACGCCGTGACACAAGAGCTGCTTTGGGAGCAGATGGGCGCAATGGTCGACGAAGTCAAGGACTGGTCGCTGAGCACGACCTTCGCCGATGTGAGCGACCGCTTCGAGGCCCGGGCGGTAGGACTCGTGAAGGAGCTGAAGGCCGATCTCGAGAAAAAGTTCACCCGTCAGCTTGAGCGGCGATAATTTTGTTATTTGTTTGATTTTTAGTAACTTTGTATCGCTATGAACAGAATACTTTATTGGCTGCTCTGCGTGCTGCTGCTCGTGCCGATGCTCTGCGTTGAGTGCGGCAAGCGGCTGGCGGAGCGGCTGCTGAAGAAAGGGGGCGGCGATGAGGATGACAATCGAGGAGCTGATATACGCCCGGGAGCATCACATTGAGACGCTGATGCGCCTGCGCCTGACCGAGCTGGACATATGCCTGCGCACGCTGCTGAGGCTGGAGGACGCAGGCATACGCACGCTCGGGGAGCTGACAGTGCGCACGGCCGACGAGTTGTGCGGATGCCGTGGCATAGGCGTGACCGCCCTTGCTGAGATAGAGAGCGCTTTGTCGGGCATAGGCCTGGCACTGCGCAAGGAGGACACACAGGCTGATGAGCAAAAAACATCATCGGACAATGAAAGTGATAGTGACAGGGAGCGGGGGCTTCATCGGCAAGCGCCTCGTGGCCGCCCTAAGAAGAAGGGGCGATGAGGTTGTCGGCATCGACCGCCTTAACGGAGACGAGGCCGGCGAAATTAGCGCACACCTTACAGGCGTGGATTTCGTCTACCACCTTGCAGCGCAGACAAGCGTGTTCAACGGCGACCTCAACGCCATCGAACGGGACAACATCGCAGCGTTCATCACCGTCTGCACCGCATGCGCCAAGCGTGGCGTGCCGCTGGTTTATGCCAGCTCAAGCACCGCAATCAACACCACAAGCCTCTACGGCCTCAGCAAGAGGTTTGACGAGGACTTCGCGGCGCTCTACCACCCCGGGGCCATAGGGGTGAGGCTGCACAACGTGTACGGCCCGTCACCACGTCAAGGGACTCTCCTCTGGCATTTGATGAGCGACGACAAGGTGACGCTTTACAACGGAGGCCGGAACCTGCGGCATTTCACGTATGTTGATGATGCCGTGGCCGGGCTGATGGCGGCTGAGAGGCTCACAGGCCGGGAGCAGTTGGCGAACATAGCCAACCCCGAGCTGACCTCGACGCTGGATTTTGCCCGGGCGGTCGCCGCCCGAAACGGGGTGAGGCTGGAACTCAACGAAGAGTGCCGCCCCCTGGACAAAGTTGTGCAGCGCATAGACAGGGGGGTGTACACGATACCCCTACCCTACAAGTCCTACATCGAGGGCGTCAGGCTCTCGACAGGAGGATAAAAGGCCAGGCCGCACGGGGCACACCTCCGCTGCGGCATTGGCGTTAAAAACAACAACACACGAAACACACAAGCGACATGGGAGACTTCAGCGACTGGGATACCGACTGGGAGGGCATAGGCCGCCGCTACAAGAGCGACCACAAAATCGATGAGTGCGTCATCAAGCAGCGTGCAATGCGCCGCCGCCTGAAAAATGACGAGCTGCACTTTAAGCGAGCCAAAGCGCTTGAGGACTTGTGCGACGAACCGAAGGAGGGCGAGCAGTGGCGCATAGTCACCGAGAAGCAGTTCAACGCATACGCCCTTATCCTTCACGTGCTTCAGACACGCAAAATCTCCGAGTTGTACCTCGCAGTGTACCGCATCAACGAACCCACCGTGGACGCCATCACTGAAATGCTCGACAGCGGAAAAATCAAAAAGGCGACATTTATCATATCGTCTTTTTTCAATCAGACGAAGAAGCCAGAGCGCTGGGCAATCAAACTGAAGGACTACTGCGACGCCCACCCGGCCAACACACGGCACTGCTACACGCACAACCACGCCAAGGTTGTGTGCATCAAGACGACAAAAAACGAGTTCTTTGTCTTTGAGGGCAGCGGCAACATGAGCGACAATGCCCGTGTAGAACAATACATATACGAGCGCTGCAAGGCCACCTATGACTTCCATAAGTCGTGGATGAGCGACCTTTGCACCGCAACAGAGAAAAAACGAAAGGAAGACAGATGAAAGCGAAAAAAGGCCCCAATCCCCCTCAGAACGTGCTCTTGACGCCCAAGCAGGAGCGGTTTTGCCAGTATTATGTCGAGTGTAACAACGCATCCGAGGCTTACCGCATGGCATACGATTGCAGCAAGAGCAAATGGCAGTCTGTTTGCGTGTCGGCCTCCAAGTTACTAAGAAACCCAAAAGTTGCGCTATTCATTGCACAACTCAAGGAGGAGGAGAAGCACAAGAGGGAAGCCGACAGGGCCAACGTGGAGCAGGTGCTGCTCGACATCGTCAACAACGACCCAGCAGACATGTTTTACAACGATGAGGCCACCGGCAAGCCGAGGCAGCGCACGCCGCTGCAGATGAGCAGACGGCAGCGCAACGCCATCAAGCGCATCGTCAATAACAGGGGCAGCATTACCATCGACTTCAACGACAAGACGGCGGCCGCTGCATTGCTGGCGAAGATGAACGCCTGGCTCTCGCCCACCGAGGTCAACATCGAGGGCGGCAATGAGGGCAAAGTGATAATGCTGGGCTTCGGCAAGAAGAAGGGCGATGAGTGACGGGGCGCTGCAACTGAACTGGCGGCAGCTGAACCCCAACGGCTTTCATCTGCTGAAGTATATGCAGGACGCTGACTTCCGCTTCATCGTGCTGTATGGCGGCTCGTCGAGCGGCAAGAGCTACTCTGTCGCTCAGATAACGCTCGTGATGACGCTCAGCGATGCGCAGAACACGCTTGTATTGCGCAAGGTGGGCGCATCAATCCAAAAGACCATTTACGAGGATTTCCGCAACGCATGCCGTCAGCTGGGCATGGAGCGGTTTTTTATCTTCAGAATAAATTCAATCCGCTGCACCAACGGGGCACGCATCGACTTCAGCGGCCTTGACGACCCGGAGAAAATAAAGGGTATCGCCAACTACAAGCGTGTGCTGATGGAGGAGCTGAGTGAGTTTGACGAGGTCGATTTCAAGCAAATCCGCAAGCGTCTGCGTGGCAAGAAGGGGCAGCAGATTATCGCAACCTTTAACCCTATCCAGGAGACGCACTGGATTAAGCGGGGGTGGCTGGACAAGGAGAAGTGGCACGACGTGCCTCAAGTGGTCGAACTTGCCGAGGATGACGTGCCCGAAGAGCTGACGGCAGTTAAGAGCATAAGAGTTAACAGCGTCAAGCACATTTTTAATCCCCGGACAAAAAAGGTCGAAGACCACGCCCCCGACACCGTGGTTATCCAGTCGACATACCTCAACAACTTTTGGGTTGTCGGCTCGCCTGATGGCGAGTATGGCTTCTATGACAGCCAGTGCGTGGCCGACTTCGAGAACGACAAGGTCAACGATCCTGACTACTACCAGGTGTACGCCCTTGGCGAGTGGGGCGTGATACACACGGGCAGCGAGTTTTTCGGCTCGTTCAGAGTGGCCGACCACACCGCCGTTGTGCGCTTCGACCCGGCGCTGCCCGTGCATATTTCCGTCGACAACAACGTGCTGCCGTATATCTCGTGCTCGTTTTGGCAAATCAGCACCGAGGGCGGCACAACTGAGATAAGGCAATGGGAGGAGACGGCTGCGAGGACGCCCAACAACACCGTGCGCCGCTCGGCACGGCTCATCGCCGACAAGCTGCACCGCTTCAACGTGGCCGAGGTCTACCTCCACGGTGATGCCTCAACGAGGGCGGCAAACACGATAGACGAGAGCAAGCGCAGCTGGCTTGACCTCTTCATCGCCTCGCTCAATGCCCGTGGCGTCAACGTTATAGACTGCGTGGGCGTTAAAAATCCGCCCGTGCCGCTGTCGGGAGAGTTCATCAACGCCATCTTCGACGGGGCGATCGAGGGAGCAAAAATCATTATCGGCTCACGCAACAGCACGTGCATAGAGGACTATCAGGCCGTGCAGAAGGACGCCAACGGCGCCATCCTCAAGACCAAGGTCAAGGATAAGATGAGCGGGCAGAGCTACGAGCAGCACGGCCACTTCAGCGACACATTCCGCTATCTCGTGTGTGATGTGCTTCAAGACGATTTCATAAGATTTTCAAACCGCCGCAAGCGCAACCTGTATGCCCAGGCTGGAGCGGTCAACTTCTACAACCCTGCCGCTGCGTGCGAGTATGGCCGGCACGTGTATTATTTCACGCCCAACCTCAACGGGCGCTTTATCCTCGTCCACGGCGCTGAGATGGGCGGAAAGTGGCACATCGTGGATGTTGTCTTCCGGCTCACCGAGAGCACGGGCGAGGTGGCCGATGCAATCACGCAAGGGGTTGACGGCGACTACGTGGTTGAGTGCTCACCGGCTTACTACCCGCTCGTGCGGCAGCTGCGAGAGGAGACAGGACGATTTATACGCATAGCCAAATTGCGTGGCGACTACGACCGCCGCATAGCTGCGACGAGCGACTACGTGCGAGATAGCATCTTGTTCAACGGCGACAAGATGGCCGACAACGCCGAATACGGCGGCTTCATGAACAACCTCCTTGACTATGGAGCGAACAGCGAGAGCGTGGAGGCCAGCGCAATCATGAGCGGATTTGCCGCATTCGTAATAAAACCGAATTAGTGCTATTTTTTATCTTAAAGTGTTGATTATTAGTTATGTGGCGGCAGTTGCCCGAGATGGGTGATTGCCGCAATTTTTGCGTTTTTGCGCAACTGCTTGCAATCGTAATTATTTTTGCATCAAACGACGACCGATGAATTTAATTGACAAGATATTAGGGCGTGCGCCCGAGACCAAGAGCGTTGATGTGGTGCCGACAAGCGGCAGCACATCAGCCCGTGCACGCTATATCGGCGAGATATTCAGCGACCTCACAAGGCCGCTCGTTGTCGGCAGCAACTTCATGACGCTGTTTCGCACAATCCCCGAAGTCTACTGGCCCATCGACTACATAGCGAGCCGCATAGCAGGTGCCAACTATGTGGTGAGGCGTGCGAGCGATGACAGCGTGGTGTGGCGCAGCTCGCATCCGATGAACAAGATATTGAGCAATCCCAACTGTCTGCAAGGCTGGCAGGAGCTGGTCTACCAGCACTTCGTCTACCGCCTCAGCACCGGCAACGCCTATATGCGTGCCGCCATGGGCAACATCTTGAGCCACGCCAACAAGTTTAGGATGTGCAAAAATTTTTGGTCGCTGCCGAGCGAGTACGTGGACATCGTGCCGGCCTATAACGGCTACGACATTCCGATTTTCGGTATTGCCGAGCTTGAGGACATCATCGAGGGATACCGGGTCAACTACGGCTCGCTGTCCACGCTCGAGATACCGGCGTGGCAGGTGTGGCACGACAGAGATGGCGAGATAGACTATGTCAACGGCGCTGGCTTCCTCAAGGCCCACAGCCGCCTCGAGTCGTTGCGTAAGCCGATAAGCAACCTCATTGCCGTGTACGAAGCCCGAAACATCATCTACATCAAGCGTGGCGGCCTCGGCTTCCTTGTGTCGCAGATGCAGGATGAGGCCGGCACAGTGGCGATGACGCCGAAGCAGAAGCAGGAGCTGCTCGACCAGGTCAACAGCTACGGCGTGACCGAGGACAAGGTGTCGCCAATTGGCGTGACGAGCGTGCCTGTGAAGTTTGAGCGCATCAATATGAGCATCTCAGAACTTCAGCCATTCGACGAGACTCTGCTCGACGCCATCAGCATAGCCGCCGCCTACGGCATCCCCAGCGTGCTTGTGCCCCGAAAGGACCAGGCGACATTTGCCAACCAGGCCACGGCTGAGAAGACCGTTTATCACGGCATGGTGATACCGACCGCCAAGCGGTTTTGCAAGGATTTGACGGCCTTCCTCGGGCTTGACGAGAGCGGCTATTACCTCGACTGCGACTTCGACGAGGTGGACTGCTTGCAGACCGGGCGCAAGGAGGCCGAGGAGGTGAAGAAACTTGTCAACGACAGATGCTCCGCTCAATTTGACAAGGGCCTCATAACCCTCAACGACTGGCGGGCACAGATTGGCGAGGACATGGTGGCCGATGACGAGCTGCCGCTCTTCAGCAAACTCAAGTGGCAGATGACCGATGAGGAGTTGAACGAGGTCAAGAGAGTTTTCAACAACATAACTGAAAATAGTAGTAACAATAACAACCCCAGTGAAGATGAACAACAGAGGACAACAGAGGGAGACGCTTTACAAGACGAAAGCGTATGACATCAAGGCCGACGACGTTGATGTGGAGAAGGGTATAGTCACCGTCGCAGTCAACGGCATAGGCGTGGAGGACAGCCAGCACGACATATCGATGCCCGGATCGTTCACCAAGACGCTCAACGAAAATATGAAGCGCATGAAGTGGCTCTACAACCACGACGTGCACAACGACATTGGCGTGCCCATCAGCGGCGAGGAGAAGGACGGCAATCTGTATATGACGGGCAAGCTCTATGACACCCAGCAGAGCCGTGACATCTTGAACAAGTACAAGGTCAACGCCGAGCTCGGCAAGACGCTGGAGCACTCGATAGGCGTGCAGGCCGTTAAGCGTGACAAGGCCGACCGCCGCAAGGTGCTGGAGTGGAAGATGTTCGAGTATTCGACACTCTCGTTTTTGGGTGCCAACCCCGAGACTTATCTTGTGAGCATCAAGGAGGCCACGCCGCAGAAGGTGAAGGAGCAAATCGACTACCTCCAGGCACTGATGAAGGAGCGGGGCTTCAGCGATGACGCATTGAAAGGATTTGACATGAACATGCAATTATTACTCAAGGCCCTCAACGGGGGCGAGATAGTGACCTGTCCGCACTGCGGCGTCTCGTTTGACTACAACGAGCAGCAGCCGCACACCTACACGCAGGAGGTGCTCGACAGGGCGACGGCATATCTCGGCTGGATAACCGACGATGCCGTGTACAACGAGATGAGCGCTTTGGCTCCCGAAATACAGGAGCGAGTGAGCGAAATCATATCGGCCGCAAAGGCCAACAAGGGCGAGCTGACCGAAAAGGCCATCACCGATCTCGCCGAGTATGTGTTCTGCCCCCACTGCTGGGGCAAGGTTTACAAAAATGACAAATTGATGCAAGTCTCCGCAGCCGATGAGGCCGCTGAGCCGTCCGAGGACACTCAGCTTGAAAAGGCCGATGAGGCGAAGGAGAAGGAAGCCGCCGACGAGGGCACTTCCTTTTGGAGCGGCATGAATGAAATATTAACGCAAAAGTGAAAATTTTTCAATCATGAACGAGGAAATGAAAAAAGAGCAAGAGAAGTTCATGGCTTCTCTTGAGACAAAAATGAATGAAGTGATTGACGGCCGTGTGAAGGGTCTTATGACCGCTGACGAGGCCGCCAAGCAAATCAAGGACGCTCTTGCCGGCGCTACCGGCGAGCAGGCGAAAGTCGTGAAGGAGCTGACCGACAGCGTGGCCGCCCTCAACGACAAAATCGCCAAGATGGAGCAGAAGGGCATAGACGTGCAGACCCCGATGAGCAACTTCGACAAGAAGCTCAACGAGATGTTTGACTCGCCAAAGTTCAAGGAGTTCCAGGACGGCCTCAGCCGCCGCTCTGGCTCATTCGGCGGTTTTTCGCTGAAGGACATCGTGAGCATGACCAGCAACTACACCGGCGACGTGCTTATCTCTGAGCAACAGGACAAGGTGGTGTCGAAGTATGCCAACAAGAAGCTGCACATGCGTGACATTTTGACCACCGTACAGGGCGATCCCAACTATCCCCAGCTCGCTTATGCTGAGGTGAGCGCCCTCGACCGCAACGCACGCTACGTGTCTGAGAACGGCACACTGCCCGAGTCGATGGTGTCGTGGAAGGAGAACAACGTGTCGACCAAGCGCATCGGCACGCACATCAAGATTTCCAAGCGCATGCTTAAATCTCGTGTGTATGTCCGCTCGTATGTGCTGGCAATGCTGCCCGAGGCTGTGCGCATGGCCGAGGACTGGAACATCCTCTTTGGCGACGGCACCGGCGACAACTTCGAGGGTATCGCCAACAAGGCTGGCGTGGAGAGCGTTGAGTCTATTGTCGGCTCCGCAGTTTCAACAGGCGTGGCCGGAGCGGTATTGAGCGCAAAGAAGTACAACAACGGCAAGGCCGCACTCATCGAGTTCAAGGATGCACACCCCGAGATACTCGACGGCATGAAGATTACCTTCGCCGCTGCTGTGACCAACACCGGCCTCAACGCAACGCATGATGTGATTAAGGTCAACGACCGCCAAATCCTTGTTGCTGTTACAATGTCCGCTGACGAGGCTGATGCCGGCAAACTGACCTTCACCGTCAACAACAGCGCCTTCAAGAGCATAGAGTCGCCCAACAGCCTTGATGTCATCAAGACTGCTTTCGCCGTGATGAACTATGCTCAGTATACCCCCACCGCCATCATCCTCAACCCCATTACTGTTAATGCAATTGAGGCTGAGAAGGACACGACCGGCCGCAATCTCGGCCTCGTGGTTGGCGCAAACGGGGTGAAGAGCATTGCCGGACGCCCCATCGTGGAGTATAGCGGCATTCCTGCCGGCAAGTATCTGCTCGGCGACTTCTCAATCAACGGCGCATCGCTCGTTGATTACACCTCGCTCTCGCTTGAGTGGGCCGAGGACGTGAACACCAAGCTGACCAACAGCATTGAGCTGATTGCTCAGGAAGAGGTGATTTTCCCGATTTATAATCCTTGGGCATTCGCCTACGGCGACCTCGCAGCCCTGAAGACAGCGATTAAGAAGGCATGACAAAGTTCATCATTGAGGGCGAAGACCTCTCCAAAGTGATACAGGAGAACCGCATACGCATCGAGCGTGGGACAATCAAGTTCACCAGGCTCGATGATGCGGACGACTCCAAGGAGGTGGCGGCTGCGGACACCAAGGCCGTTGCCGGAAATGATGAAAAGACCCCCAAGCAAAAGAAGTGATGCTTATAGATGTTACATATTTCACCAGCGGCCCGAGGCAGATACTCAACGCCGCAGCCAACACCGCCCCTGCCGCTGCGCAAGGGCAGAACAGCAAGGCTGTGCGTGAGAGCATAGAGGGCTACATCGCCCACTATCAGCCGCTGTTTTTGCGGTCAATGCTGGGTGACAGCCTGGCCTCGGCCCTCGAAGACTACCTTGCCGATGCCGAGCCTATCGACAGCGATTTCGAGACTCTCGCTGCGTGGCTGAAGGAGCCGCTCGCTGATTACGTGTTCTTCCAAATTGTCGGAGACAGCAACCGCAAGGCCACCATTACCGGCCAAATGAAGCTGAAGAGCGCCAACAGCGTTGTGGCACCAAACGTGATGCAGGTCAAGGTGTGGAACGAGATGGTGGAGAGTAACAAGAAACTCGTGGCGTGGGCGGCGACCGACGGCTGCCCCTTTCACATTACCATCGCTGAGGAGATGCTGACAACGATTAACGTTTTCGGATTATGAGCAAGGATCACGAGATAGTTGAGATATTCCGTGATGTGGTGGCCGAGGTAGGCAAAGACCTGACCATTGAGGTCAACGGCGTTGAGGTGGCCAACCCCGACGTGAGCTACCTCTTTGGCAGCGGCCAATATTTCAAGGATAATTTGGACGAGCTGAGCCAGGGCGTGGAGGAGAACTCGACAAAGTTCCCCGTCATCTGCCTTTTCGCTCCGATTGTCGAAGACCGCAACGACCCCGAGTATTACAGCAAGGCTAAAGTCTCGTTGGTGATTGCGTGCAGTTCGTCGCCAGTTTGGAGCAACCCGCAGCGTCTCGACTACTCGTTTCGCAAAGTTCTGCGGCCGATTTACCGCAGATTGATGCAAGTCTTGCAGTCTGACGACAGGTTCGATTGGGGTTACAAGCCAGTCCTCAAGCACTCGTACAGCGAAAATTACAGCTACGGGCGTTACGGGGCGGTCGACGAGCGGGGCGAGAGCGTCAGCGAGCCGATAGACGCCATCAACGTCACTAACTTAGAAATCAAAATCAATCAACCGCAAATTTGTTTACGAAAATGAGACAAACACGCAAATGCACCTCGGGCGTTTTGAACACAGGTCAAAGCAAATGCCCGATAGAGATGAAGCACATCAAGGGTGCTATCATCGTAGAGCACGGAGTAACGCTGCCCGACAACCTCACCGGCGAGTCACTTGCCGAGGCTTGCCACGCAGACCGCCCCAACCGCCTCTACCCCATCATGACCTTTGTCGAGTACGCCAAGGACGGCGGCACTCCGCAAGTCAGCGCCGTGGGTTATGGCGGCAACCAGGTGAGCGCCTACAACGCACGCACCGACACTTTCACGCTCGACACGTACAGCGAGCAGCTGGCCGCACAGCTCAGCCGCACGATGAACACCAAGTACGACGCCTACTATTGGGACGAGCACAACAGGGTATATGGCATCCGCACCAGCGACGACAAGCTCGCCGGCTTCCCGATGTCGACCATCTATCCCGACCCAACCCCCCACCCGACTTCGGGCGACGTGGCCACTCTGACCGTCAACTTCTGCCACACCGATGCGCAGAAGAGCATCGAGGACTTCGACTACATCGAGCTCGACTTCAACCCGGCCGACTACGCCATGGGCCTTACGGAGGTCGAACTTGTGGAGACTGCGCAAAAGGGCAGTTGGAAGCTCGTCGAGAAAATCGGCGGCTACGACCTCACCGCCAAGTATGGCAATCTCATCGCCACCAACGCAACCGACGTCCTCACGGGCGCTACCGCTGTGACATATGAGGACGCGACCGAGACTCTCAAGGTGACCACTCCGAGCAGCGGCACTCCTGTGCTCAAGGCTCCCTCCGTGCTTTACGGCAAGGAGATTAAAGGCATTGAGCAGCGATGAGGTTTGAGGGCGTGACATTCATCGACAGTGCATTGAGCGGCCTCACCAAGGCGCAGTTCATCAAGATGCACATCAACGCATTTTGGCTCGACCGCACACGTGAGGAGCGTGAGAAGATGCTCTCCGATGTTTACGATTTGATTTTCTCTAATCAGGCTTAAATAATTATTTTTTCTTTCATCACCTTCGGGGCTGGGGCAATGGCCTCAACCCCGATTTTTGTTTTTACCGAAAATGGCAACAATCGATGAGATGGCCGACATTGTAGCACAAGTCAGCAGAGGCACGGAGGCCGTGGTGCTCGATGCCATGGCAGCCAACACCAACATCATTTTGCGTGCGATACACGAGCAGCTGTACAGCGGCTTGAGCGGCACTGGTGCGTATCTGTCACCGACCTATCAGACCGACCCCTACTTTGACGAACCTGGGACGAACTGGTATCAGCGCAACGACGACTACCAGGCGTGGAAGGCGACCATCACGCCGCCCGAAACCTCAACGATGCTTGGACTTCCGCCGAGGCCGCTTGAGGTGCCGAACCTGTTCATCAACGGCAAATTCTACACCGGCCTCGTGGCCTATCAGGACAACACCGAGATAGCCGTGAGCGAGGGGCCCGACGACGGGGCGGCCATTGTAGCCAAGTGGGGGCGTGAGATTTTGACGCTGTCGCCACGGGCGGTAGACTACTTCAACGCCACAATCACGCTGCCGGCCATCGGGCGGTTTTTTTTGGAGAAAGGAGTGATATGAGCTGCGGATGCGAGAACAACAAGAAGGCCAGCGACTACCTCAAGGCGGCGGGGCTGGCGAAGAAGTATGCCGTGATGCAGCAGTGCATCGTCGAGCTGCGCAAGTGCGCTGACGGCAGATATACGTTTAACCGCCGAGGCTCTGAGGGGCACGGCGAGATTGTCGAATTTATACACTATCTATAATGGGAGTTAAGATTACAGACCTTGTCGACCAGGCGGCATTTGACCAGCTGAAAGACCTTGACAACAAGTTGAGCGAACTGAGGAGCAATTACGCCAACATCGCCAAGGAGCTTGCGGGCGGCATACAGGTCAAGGTTGAGGCCGTAGGCGACCTCGACAAACTGAACACGCTGATTGCGCAAAAAGCGCAGGAGGCGCAGAAGGCCACCACCGCCCTCAACGGAGTTGTGGAGCAGCAGCAGCAAGTGATGGCGAAGACCACGGCGCAGATAGCCGAAACGCTGCAGAAGGAGGCGGCGCTCACCGACAACAAGCGCAAGCAGGTGAGCGTCAACAGGGAGGCGCTGGACATAGCCGACAGGCTGCTCGGCTCGTACACCGAGAACATCAAGCAGTTGGCCTCGCTGAACATTCAACTGAAACAAGTGAGCGCCGAACAGGCGGCAGTCACCAAGGCCCTTAAGGAGGGCAACATCACGCAGACACAGGCGGCTGCCAAGATGGCCGACATCACCAAGCGGCAGCTTGAGTTGAGCAAGGCCAAACAGGAGCTGACCAAGATTATCAGCAACGAGACCAAACTCAACCAAGCCAGCGAGGGAAGCTATCAGCAGCTGTCGCTCGTGCTGGAGCGTCTGAAGATGGCGATGAAGAGCGTGAGTGCCGAGCAGATAGGCACGGAGCAGATGGCCACGCTGCAAGAGGCCGTGCAGTCGCTCGACACCGAGCTGAAGTACCAGGCCGAACTGATGGGCGAGCATCAGCGCAATGTCGGCGATTACGCCATTGCGCTGCAAAACGCCGGCATCAGTGCCGACGAGGCTCAAGTCACCATCGGCAAGGCCAACGAGGCGCTGACAATCAACGCCACAACCGTTGACGAGGCCAGAGCGCAGAATGAGGCGCTGAGCAAGGCACTGACGCTAATCGACAAGAACAGCGAGGGGGCGAAGGACAAAATCGCCCAATACAACGCCAAAATCAAGGAGAACGAGCAGTTCATCAAGGACAACACCGAGAGCAGCAACACAATGGTGAACATCCTGATGAAGCTGCTTGGCATCAACGTGAATTTGAACAACACCTTCGTGGTGCTCGGGCGCAGCGCAGCCAGCGGAGGCAGCATTATGCAGGGCGTGACCGCCAAGGTCAAGGGCCTGTCGTCTGCCATGGTGGGCCTGCTGGCCAACCCCTACGTGCTTGCTTTGCTCGGACTTGCAGCCGTGGCGGGAGGTTTCAAGTGGTGGGTCGACTACAACACCGGCCTTATGGAGGCCAGCCGCCTCACCAAGTACTTCAGCGGCCTCAGCGGCGACGAGATGAAGGCCGTGCGAGACAACGTACAGGCCGTTGCCGACACCTTCGGGCAAGAGTTCAAGCCGACACTTGTAGCCGCCAATGCGCTGGCCAAGAATTTCGGCATCACGTTCAACGAGGCCGTGAACATTGTGAGCGACGGACTGGCCCTGGGCGGTCGCAACTCGCAGGACTTCATGAGCAACATCCAGCGCTATGCGCCGACCTTCGAGAAGATGGGCGTGAGCGGCAAGGACTTCGTGGCCGTGCTCTCGCAGATCGACAAAACGGGTGTGATGAGCACCAAAGCGCTGCAGGGCCTGAGCAAGGCGTCGCTGCAATTGCGCACGATGAGCAACAGCACCGCCCAAGCCATCAACGCCATAGGCCTCAACGCCCAGCAGATGAGCCAGGACATTGCCAGCGGCAAGACAAACGTGATGGACGCAATGAGCCAAATCTCCTCCAAGGTTGTTGCGCTGGGTACCAACAGCCAGCAGAGCGCCGAACTGATGAAGCAGCTGTTCGGCAGCCGTGGCGAGTCGTCAATCGGCAAGCCGCTGCTTGAGATGCTTGCCCAGTCAGGAACGAGCATGGACGACTTGAAGAAAAAGGGCGGCGAGATGTACCAACTCATCAACAAGCAGAAGGAGAGTCAAGAGCGCCTGAACAACCTCACCGCAACGCTGTTCGACCAAACGGGCGGCGGCTTCGAGAAGATGAAGATGCAGATGAAGACCTTGCTCAATGACGCTCTCGCAAAAGTGCTGCAATGGATAATTGACGCATACAATTGGTTTGTCGAGTTGTACAACGAGAGCTACCAGGTGAGGGTGCTGTTTGCCGGCATGGGCGTGGCATTCAACAATTCGTTCGAGGTCATCAAATATGGCTTAAAAAACATTTGGCTGATGCTAAAGACCACCGCCAACGTGCTCAAGGACATTTTGACCGGCAATTGGGACAAAGTGGGCGGCGAGATGACCAACGCCTTCAAGGAGGGCACGAAAAACGCCAGTCATCTGCTTAAAAATCTGCAAGGCGTCGAAACCGCCATCACCAACGCCAACGACAAGCAGAACCGCCTCAACAAGCTCACAGCGATAAGTGCCAAGAATGCAGCGTCCGCTGGAGGTGGCCCGGGCGGTCAAGGAGGCAGCGGCGGAAATGGCGGAGGCGGCAAAAAAGGTGGCAAAGGTGGCAGCACCGGCACTAATGAAGTTGACGAAGCCAAGCGCCTGCAAGAGGAAATCGAGAACGTGAAACTCGAACTGATGGACGACGGCTGGAAGAAGGAGGAGGCGATGATTAAGAAGGAATATGCCAAGCGGCGTGAGGACGCCAAGGGCAATGCCGTGCTTATATCACTGCTCGAGCTTGCCGAGGCGAAGAAACTTGCCGACAAGAAGAAGGAGCTGCGAAGCCAGGCCGAAGCCACCGACATAGCCAACCGCCTGCTCGTCGTGAAGAAAGGCAGCGATGAGGAGCGGGCACTGCGTTATGCGCAGTTGGAGGCCGAGCGCCGCAAGGCAATTGAGGAAGCCAACAAGACCGGCGCCGATGTGGAGGCCGTCAACGCCGCCTATAATGAAAAGCGCAAGCAACTCGATGAGGAGATGGCCAACGAGAACATCGAGCGCATCGCCAAGGAGTATGCCAACCGCAACGAGCAGCTGAACACAAATCTGTCGCAAGAGTTGCTGATGCTGCGCCAGCACTACAACGAAGAGCTGGTTGCCGCCGGCAGCAACACAGAAAAGCGTGCAGCCATTGAGGAACAATATCAGCGCAAGATGCAGGAGATCTCCGATAAGTATCAGATGCAGCAGACAGCCAACCTCATTGCCTCGTTTAACAAGCAGCTGCAAGATGCCGATCTCTCCGCCGACAAGAGGACGGAGATAGAGCGTGAGCTCGCCAACGCCAAAATCAAACTTGAGCAGCAAATAGCCGATGCCGCCAAGAAGGCCAACGACAACATCGTCAATGACGACAACAAGGCCAAGGAACAGCGTCTTAAGAACCTCGAGACGTGGGCCGGCAAGGCGCAAGAGGCTTGCAGCAACGTATCGGCGCTCTTCTCAGCCGTGTTTGACGGCCAAATCCAGCACATCGAGGACTTGCAGGACGCCGAGAGCGACCGCTACGACAAGGAGGTGGCCAGCATCGAGAGCCTCGCCAACCAGGGAGCCATCACCACCGAGGAGGCCGAGTTGCGCAAGCGTGAGGCCCAGGCCAAGACCGAGGAGAAGACCAAGGAGTTGGCCGAGCAGAAGCGGAAGTTGCAATACAAGCAAGCGATTTTGGACAAGATGAACAGCATCTCGCAGATTGGCATCTCAACGGCCCTGGGCATCATGAGGGCGCTGGCGATGTTTCCGCCGAACGTTGGCCTCGCAACATTCATCGGCGCCATGGGAGCTGTGCAGACGGCAACGGCTTTGGCTCAGCCGATACAATATGCAGAGGGCACCAAGGGCACGCCGCACAAGGGTGGCTATGCCGTGGTCGGTGACGGCAACAAGACCGAGGTGGTGACGCTGGGCGGCAAGATGTGGCTGACGCCCGACACCCCCACCCTCGTTGACCTGCCACGTGGCGCACAGGTATATCCGAGCGTTGACGATTACGCACGCAAGATGGACTTCCAGCCTATCAGCCACGGCAGCGACGCAGCGCCAAATGTCGTTGTCAACAACGATTACAAGGCGATTGAGCGTGAGATGCAGCGCAATGGCAAATTGCTCAAGGGCATAGGCAAGCAGATGCGCCTTAACGACCGCAACCGCAAGTATGACGCATATAGGGCGAGCAAGCTATGATACATTTATATGATTTGACACTGGCCGAGTTCATCGACATCTACTGCGGCGACTACACGGCGCTGCATTGTGCCGATGAACAGGAGGCCAAGCGTGCCGCCACGGCTGTTATTTTCGAGTATCAAAAAGCCGTTGCCCCGGCAATGTATCAGAGCGGCCTCAACAGCGCCAAGCGAGACAACGACCTCAAGGCCAAGGCCATCGTATTTCAGATGTGCGCCAACCTCATTGCGCTGCGTGGCTATGCCGATGTGCGGGCGGTTTATGACCAGCTGCGCCTCAGTCACCGAAGCCTCAGCGATGAGGCGCTGGCAAAGGATGTGGCCAACAGGTTGAGAGAGATAAACTTCGACCTCAAGCGCCGCAGCGAGACCAAGCCGCATGAGGAGCAGCCGAAACCGCCCGAGGAGCGGAGAAGCGCTTTTTTGTCGGACATAGCCGCCGTGATGACTTACTTCAAGTTTCAAATCGACATCAAGAGCATCAACGCACAGATATATGCATATATGCGGCGTCAGATGGAGGAGCAGCTTAAAGCGAAACTGAGGCAAATGGGCCGCAAAAAGTAGTGGGGCTAAACCATAAACAAGTGCTAAAAAAGGTAAAATAATTATCATTTTACCTTTTTTTGTTGTCTAAATTATTACTTTCGGAGAACCGGAAAGATTGATGTTTAACACACCTGCGCCGCCCTTGGCGCAGAAAAAAAACTCTACACATGAAAAGTAAACTTGAAAAGAAATGTGACCAACTGCTGCTCGCCGTGTGCGAGCTGTCCAACAGAATTGACATGATGCAGCTGACCCAGCGAATGGAAGCGCACGCCCAGACCATGAGAGCGTTGAACCGCAAGAACATGAAAGCCGACGGGAGGAATAGTTATGAAAAAGTATGAACGAGATGTGACTGAGATGTACCCGTGGCTGATAGCACTCGCCACTGGTCTGTGCCGCAACAGGGACGATGCCCTCGACCTCGCCCAGGACACCATTTGCAAACTGCTTGAGCATCGTGCGAGGACGCCCAATCTGCGGGCCTATGCCGCCACCATCATGCGCAACCTCCGCATTAACGGGCAGACCCACAAGAATTGCGTCAAGATGTGCCGGCTCGACAAGTGCGCCGAGCCGCTGGCAAGCGAGCGGCACCCCGAGCGGTCGCTGACCCTTGCGAGTGTGCGGAAACTGATGCGCACGATGAAGAACGTGCAGTGTGTGATGCTCAAGGCAGAGGGCTACTCGCACAAAGAGATAGCCGTGCTGATGAACCTTGACCGCAATGGCGTGCACAACCGCATTGACAGCGGTAGGCGCTATTTGCGGGCCATGTTCAATCGCTGAGTTATAAAGAGTTAACTCGCTGAAAATAAAGGCTTTTGCGATTGCACAACTTGTTGAAACACGTTATTTTTGTATCAGAAAATAAGAAAATAAACAATTAAAAATCAACAAGTTATGGAAAATTTTAGAGCAAAAGTGATGTTTACAGCAACGGAAATCTTCAAGAGCCTCAAATGCACTTGGGGCAAGGCGCTGAAAAAAGCGTGGCAGCTTTATCGGCTGAAAAAGGAAATGCACAACGGCATTGTGAAATTCTGCTATGAGAAAGTTGACGGGAGCGCAAGAATTGCCTATGGCACATTGTTCAACCTTCCCGAACGCAAGAGAATGGGCAAGAAGGAGCCGAGCTACAAGACCGTCTGCTATTTCGATACAAAAAAACAGGCCTTCAGAAGTTTCAAGGTTGAAAATTTCATCGCCGTATGCGCATGAGCGAATATTACTCATCGCTCAAGAGGAAGAGCGATGGACGCACAGGAAGGCTGATTGCGGCAGTGAACAGCGACCTTATGAAGGTGGCCGACCGGCTCAACACTTCGACTGACAGCGAGGCGGCTGTCTTGGATTTGGAGGATTTTGCGACAAGGCTGATGCTCGCCGTGGGCGAGTTGAGAGCCGAGGCCGAGCGTGGCAAAGCGCTTGACAAGATTGTTACATCAATAAAATTCAGCGAGCTATGAATATGATTATTTCAGCGGACAACCGCATCGTCAAGGATGTGCGGCCCAAAAACGGCAGGGATTTTTCGCTTGCCGAGTTGCAGAAAATGGTTAATGGCTACATTGAGATTATTGACCTCTGCAACGGATTTATCATTGTCTGCAACGAGGAGGGCAAACTGGAGGGCTTGCCTGTAAATCCAGTAGCGACCTCCCTGGCAATTACGTATAAGGCCATAGCGCCCTTTGACTGCATCAACGGCGATGTGCTGCTGTGCGAGAGCTATATGGTCAAGTAGCCAAAATCGATTTTATTGCAAATTTGCGTGTAACCACTTGCAACTTAAAGCGTTGCGGGCGGTTTTTTGCCGCCTCAGCCCAACCGCTATTTTGCCGGATGGGCGCAACCGGCGTCTGTTGCGCTTATCTTTGTAAATATGATAAGCCGGCTGAAAATCCATATAGGCGACGAGGTCCATTTGGTGCCGTCCGAGTGCGTGAAGAACTGGGACGAGGTGGCTTGCACGCTGGAGCGCAAGGACTACAGCGGCGTGACACGCTCTTTCACCTCGCAGTTCGAGTTCGTCGGCAGTGCCAAAGAACTGCTGCTGTCGCTCTATGAGTCCGACGGCTTCAACGCCAAGGCCGAAATCGCAGTCGAGACAATCAATAACGACTGGAGCTTCTCCGAGCAGTTCAGATGCCCGCTTGATTTTTCGAGCATCGAGTATGACGACACGACACTGAGCATCAGCAGCGTTGATGACAGCCTCGCCGCCATCATCAAGGCCAAGAAGGGCGTGAAGTATTCGTTCTTGTTGAGCGACAAGACGAAGTTTCCGCATAACGAGACACTCCAGCTTCAGCGCCTCAGCCTCCGCAACAACGTGCTTTACAACGTTGGCGGCCAGCAGAGTGTCAACGCAGCCAAACCGACACCGCTTGAGATGACCTACGACAAGGCCGAGCTAATCAGCACCGACCTCTTTGAACCGACGAACAGCGGCGAGAGCAACCGCTTCTTCATAACTTCAAAGGCATATCACGTGCCGCTGAGACTTGTGTATCACTTCCAGTTCACGGCTGATTTCTATGCCGAGTTTGAGGAGAACACGCACAAATCGGTAGGGTTGTACGTATTCGCCGAGGACGCCACCAGCGACAGCCAGCTGGCAGAACTTGCCACAAACTCACTCAGCAGCCACTTGCTGGGCGGAGACCCCGAGGGCGGCCTTTTCCGCACCCTTGACGACCTCGAAGACTACGTGCTGAGCAGTGACGATGTGACCGTTGGCGATTTTGGAGTTGTCGGCACAAGCCAGTACGGCTCATCGCACTACTGGACAGACAATGTGCTCTATGAGTGGGATGGCGACGAACTGGTCGAGATGGGCATGCCCAAGGATTATAAGCCGAACATCGAGGTCGACGGGGAGTTTGTGCTCGCCGAGACAATCAAGGAGGCCCGCTACTCGCTTGAGACAACGACGAGCGGCAAGAGCGGAGAGTGGCTGTTCGAGAGCAGCTATATGCACGTGTACTGGGAGGATGCCGCCGTGGGCGTGTCGTGGGTCGATGTCGTCAAGCCGCTGTGGTTTGTCCAGGCCCTCGTTAACGAGATGACGGGCAGCGAGGATTATAGCGTGAGCTTCAGCGACTATGACAAGAGGCTCGCAATGACGAGGCTGCTGCCGGGTGAGAGCATCAGAGGTTTGACCGCCGCAAAGATATACAGCACCTTCACTGAGTTCTGCAACTGGATGTCGGCAGTTTTCGGCTACACCTACAAAATCGACGGCAAGAGCCTTCGCTTCCTACACCGCAGCGAGTGCTTCGGCAGCGAGGTGGTCAAGGTCATCGACAGTGTGGACGATTTCCAGTACAGCGTCCAGGACAACTTGCTGTACAGCGAGGTGGATTGCGGCTACGACAAGCAAGACTACGACAGCATCAACGGCCGTGACGAGTTCAATTTCACGACCTACTACACCACCGGCTTCAACCTCGACGAGAAAAAATTGGAGCTGAAGTCGAAATACAGAGCTGACTGCTACGGCATCGAGTATACCGCCCGCAAGGCCGGGCAGGACACGACCGACGACAAGAGCGATGAGAAGGTTTTTTTCGTACACGTCAAAAGGGAAGGCAGCTACTATGTCGAGATTGACGACAGCACCGCCATTACCGGCACGCTGAGCAGCAAGGCGTATAACGGCGAATTTTCGCCTCGTGCATGCGCCATTGCCAACGAGTCATATGTTGCCGCCGTAGCCAACGGCAAGGCGATGACCCTCACCGCCACCACGGCTGAGGGCAACACCACCGTCCTCATCGACAAGGTGGCCGTGGGCGCCCCTGTCGAGATAGCCGCCGGAACCAACCTTTTCACAGCCGGCGAGATTTCGTTCACCACGGGCGATTTGGACATTCCTGGCAACTGGGAGGGGATCGTGAGCGTCACGCACTCAGGCAAGCGCTATGGCGGCTACATAAAAAAAGCAGAGTTGAAGCTCGGGCGGTCGGAGGCCGTGAGCTACACATTAATTGTTAAGACGATAGAGAGCGTATGATTTTCTTATCACCTTTCACACCGATATTCCTCGACGAGAGCAAGGGCATCGACGGGGTGGCGAGCAGGCAGATGCAGCTGTTCGCACCGAGCGACCGCATACTCGTTGAGTTCATTGCCACGAATGGCGAGAGCGCCCCTGCCGTGAGCGTGTGCGACCACCACAGCGGCGATGAGGTGTACACGCTGTACTTCTCTACGTGGGAGATGAGCGGCGGCGTGAAGTTGTTTTTTACCGAGATAACAGGGCTGGCCGAAGGCTGCTATCACCTCGTCAATGGAGAGGCGGCTTATGAGCCTTTCCGCATCACCGCCGATGAGGTGGAGCTGGCGCAGACTGTTTTGCTTCAGTATGCCAACGCCGACAACCGCCAGCGCACGGATGCGGTTTTTTCCGTCAACGGAATGCAGAGGTTTTTCGACTTCCGGGTGCCGGGCGGTTTCAAGGCTGGCGGCACGAGTTTCAGCGTCGACAACGAGCAATTCACAACGGAGTACGGCGACACGATAGACTTGTATGCGCTCGATGCCGAGGTGCGCACGCTGACGATAGGTGGAGGCATTGGCGTGCCTGTGTGGTATGGCTCAATGGTCAACCGCATCATGTGCTGCCAGTACGTGTATGTCGACGGCGTGCGCTATGCACGCAACGAGAGCAGCACGCCCGAGGTCTCGCAGGTAGCCGACAACGTGGACAGCTTCGTGTTCACGCAGCAGATGCGCAGAGTCAAGCGCCTCAACCCGACTATCGAGGAGAGCAACGCCCTGTTGCTGCGGCGCACAAGCGGCGACAAATATTTGGCTTCAGATAATAAACAGAGAAAAATATAGGATTATGACAGACGAAGAAAAACAGGCGATAATCAGCGATGTGCTGAAGTCGCTGGAGACGAACAGCGTCACCGTCGAGCAGTTGACTGCCACCACTTCGCTTGCCGACACGGACAGCATCGAGGTGAGCGGCGGCAGGCGTGTGACCTATGCGACGCTCAAAGAGCTAATCAAGGTCGCCATCGCCGACCTCCTCAACGACTACGGAGGCAGCGTCAGTGGCAAGAGCCTCAAGAGTGCCACGGCAACTGCTACGGCATCGGAGGTAACCGTCACCATCACCAACGTTGACGGCAAGGCCGTGAGCGCCAGCGTGCCCGTGGCGAGCGCAAGCAGCGCCGGCGTGCTGACCGCCTCTGATTACAGCAAGATTGTTTTGGTCGATGCCAAGCCGACCGAGGGCAGCGTTCACCCGGTACAGAGCGGCGGCGTCAAATCCGCCCTTGACAGCGTGCCGATTGTGGACGCTATGAATTTGCTGGGCCTGAGCGCTGCCACGACCTTACAGGCCATCCTCAACGGCACCATCGGCAATCAATACGCCTGGCTGCGCACAAGCGGTCGAGTTCTGAGCGTGCTGACGAGCGGCGGATGGGAGAGCTATCAATTCACAGGCAGCGACCTCAGCGATTGGACTGAGGCGCAGAAGTGGAAGAAGTTTGGCTCGGGCGGCGAGAAGGGTGACCCGGGCAACGATGCTGTGGTGTACAGGCTGCTGCCTGGGGCGCTTGTGTACAAGGCGGACACGACGGCAATCACCTTGTCGCTGCTGAAGACGGAGGGCGAGAGCACCACGACTGCGGAGCTGCCGAGCGGCTGGCGTGTGGTGGTCAGTTGGAATGCCACGGGTGGGCTGACGAAGAGCGCCACGCTGAGCACGCTGGCGGCTGTAAACCCGAACTCGCTGGCTGGGGCGACGAGCGTGCAGTTGGCGCTGTTCACGGCCGACCCAGAGGCGAGCGGCAGCAGTGCGCAGCTCGTGGACAGCGCCACGATGCTGCTGGTGGCTGACGGCCTCAAGGGCGACAAGGGGGATAAAGGCGATAAGGGCGACACTGGACCGAAAGGCGCAGACGGCAGCGGAGCAGGCTCGCTGGTGCTGCATCCATACAACGAATTCCCGACATTTGCCATCACCGCCCTCAACTACGAGACTGGCGAGGTAACCTGCAAAGACACGCCGACTGGCATCGAGGTTGGCGACTTTGTTGCGGTTGTGCGATATACGAAGGATGATCACGCCTGGCAAGCGCCATTGACAGATTTATGGCAAAGCCGCTGCGAGCATACCACGAATGGAGCTTTGCAGTACGCGAGCGTCAATGCCATATCCGGCAACGTGCTGACGATTGAGGACTACAAGATTGCGGGCAAAGGCACGCTGGCTGCGCCAACGCTGTTTATGCTTGTCCATTACGGAGCGGGCGACCCGCAAGAAAATTTAAGCATAAAATTGCCCGACAACTTTAAAGGCAAACCAATAAAGGTTGATCTTATCGGTCAGGATATTATGACAAAGACCGGCTGGAACAACTGGTGCCCGAAGCTGACGCTCAGCAACGGCAAGAACTACGCAGCACCGCTTGACAGCGGCCGTGGCGGCTCAATCATTATCACTACCATTTTTAGCGAGCATTATGTGGAGGAATATGACTGGGCATATATATGCAAAATTGACACCGACAATGCATATCGTCACGCATACAAGGTGGGCGCTGTAAGCGACACCTACGACATCACGACATCGACAGCGGTGGAAATCCCCTGGCAATTTCGGGTTCCATTCAACGAGATAAGAATAAGTTTATTATAACACTCACTATGCAAGAGTTATACCAAGATGACAGCGGCAAATGGTGCAAGCGCACCATTGCCGACAACGCAGAGAACAACGAGCCAGCAGCACCGAGCGAGGCATCGCAGGCGAGATGGCGCATTGCCGAGCTGGAGGAGCAGTTGAGGGCGAACGACTACAAGGTCATCAAGTGCTTTGAGGCGCAGGCCACGGGCGGCACAATGCCATACGACATTGCC